ACAATAGCCTTAAACAAGGTTTAAACTGTTTACCTATATCAACCTATGCCTAAGCCTACAACATGCCTTAAAACGCTTTATACAGAGTCTGTCTACTTTTGTTATGTTAACTGTGAGAATCAACTATGCTGACTGTATAGATCAATCACTTACCGTGAACATAGACCCTTGTTACAGTTCTTACCACCAGTAATACTTATTACTGGTTATATTAAAAAGCTAAATTGTTGATTGTTAGATGCTGCTATCACACTTTAATGATGTTGTCAATAGTGTTATTGGTGACCAACAATGTAGTAGTAGTCATATTATGTTGTATATATTTGATACTTGCTTACGCTTTAAGACGCTACGCGTAAGACGAACGAATGAGCGTGTAACGCGAATGAGTGAGTAGAACAACAACATAAACAGTTAGTCACTATGTTGTATATATTTAGTAATTAATCGACTATAAAATGACATAAAAACAAACATGGCAAAACTACATCTAGCGGGCAGGGTGATTTCGTTAAATAATCAGTGACCATCCCATATAGTGTGAAGCTTTTGACGCAAAGCCTTGCGGCATAAGGACTCAACAGCGAATCAATAGCGAAGGAACTAGTAGTTATAGTAATAATAATAATAGTAGTAGTAGTAATTATAATAATAACGATGATAGTAGTAGTAGTAATTATAATAGTAATAATAATAATTATAATAGTAGTAACGTCTATAAGCTTACACTGATATACTATTAATATAAGCTTACATAATGATAACAATAACGATGATAATAATCTATATCAAAATGATGTCATAATTATAGTCTCTATACATCTCGATAATATTATCCACAATGTTACTAATGTTATTATTTTATAGTCTACTAATGTTAGCTTACTCATACATTTACCGCCTTATATTTTTATGTTTACTATTAAACCTTTATTTATACTAATCTCACTATCACTACGTGTCACAAAGTGATAAGCTTTTAACTTATTGATATTTCTATCTATCATTTTCTGATAATCAGCTTTACTAATAATTTTATTCTTCATAATATAATGTCTCAATTATCGCTAGTCCTAATATCTTATAACTCTGATTATAAAATTCTTCTTTGTACTTATCATATAGTTCATTATCATTATTAAACTGATTAGTCACATTGTGTATTCCTTGTAGATATATTTCTTTAACATTATATAAACTACATTTATTTAAATACTCTTTAACTTTAGTTTTAAGTTCTTTGTTATTCATCATCATCACTCCTTAAAATTAGTTAGCTAAACTATTATCGTTTCATACGTCACTCAAAGTGTGATACTTTTGTTGTGCTGCTTCAGCATCTGATAACTCTTGCATAATCTCTTTACTTAGTCTCAATTGTCTAACTCTTTCAACTGCTAATTCTAACTCTAACTGTTCCATGATCACAACATCTTCATTTTCTAAGCTGAACAACTCTACAATCATTTTAAGTATTTTCATTTGTTTGTCCTCAGTTATTATCTTCTCATGTATTAAATATAGTATTGATTGATTGTTATTGCTAGCCCTTGTTACATTTATACACAATAAACCTTAAACCCACCTATAGCGTCGTTTAAGACTGCTCTACCTGTTACCCCCCACTTACCCCTTCCCTATCATTTTAAACGCCTAAATGACACTCTTATAGAGTGCATGCGAAGCAATGATACCTTGTAGACACTTAACAAGTTGTTACCTTATCTTACATTTCATTACCCATTTAAGATTGCTATATTTTTGTGATAAGTTATAATTTAAACATGGAAGGAAATGATTATTAACTGACTAGGAGTAAACAAATGAAACTATACGCAAGACCTTACAACAGTGATTACAGAAGCTTTCAATTTTCTAGTTTTGATGAGTATGAAGAAGGTTTATTGTCAACAAGTGCTGAAGAGTTTGAGATCGATTTATTAGATGCTGATTTCAATAGTGTTATTTTTAATAGTATGAAAGTAACACAATGTAATATAGAAGAATCATTTGATATTGCTGATACACTAGAAAATATGACTGAAGAACAACTGACAGCTGTCGAATTCTTGCTAAGTTGCGGTCATGATATCAGTTATGCACTTGATAAGTTTGAAGATGTTTGTGTTTCATCTGAATCATTAGATGATTACGCTTACGGTCTAATGACTGAATGCTATAGTGTGCCAGAAACTATTTTACATTATTTAGACTATAGAGCTTTCGGTCGTGATTTAATGTTAGAGGGTACTGTTTATAAATTAAATGGTTATTTAATAACTAACGCTAATGATTTTTAGGAATTAAGTTATGAATATTTCAGAAGGTCAAAAAATTGTTAATGAAGTTTTATTCTACGCCAATAGTTTTAATGAGGCCTTAAATTGCCCGATTGAATATACAGAGGATAAGCAAAAAGTAACAATACTAGATCACACTTTACAATTGATATAGAAAATCAAAATATTGACGGCTATGAGATAGAAGGGATTTAATTGTAATTTTAATTTTGTGAGTTTTTATGAACGAACAAGCTAAAATAGAGGGTGGTAATTATGTTAGTTGATTTATCAGAAATAAGAAGCGAAATCAAGATAAAAGTCTTGTCAAAAGAAGGAGAAAGTGTTTATATGAATTTAAACTATGATAACTTTGTTAAATTAAAGAAGTTGCTAAAAAGTCAGGAGAGAGACGATGAAATATTAAGAATGTCGCAAGAACTTAACGAGAGGGTTATTAAATGAAATTAGAACTAGACTTAAGCAAGGTGCTGTATCAAACGATATTAGACAAAAAACTATGCTATAATAGTGTTTTATGTCTAACAAGTAGTGCTTACAGTCACGTGACTGGGACAGGTATGCTTAGTCATAAAATAATTGGTATAGGACAAAAAGATATGGGTGAGTATTCTAATATGCTTTTTTGTGATAAATACAATATAGATTATTTAGCAGTGCCACAAACTGTTACAAAAAGTATTATATTCGGCTGGTTAACTTATCAAGTTGATTGTTCATTTAGGGAATGGCTAGACTATGCAATCACTAAGATAGTTTATAACAATCGTGACACTATAAAAGTTATATGTAGAAATAACTAGACAAAAGCAACAAGCAACAAACAACCCGCATCTAAGCGGGTTTTGTCGTTCTATCAGGTTATTATTAGTAACCGCGCATCTTTCCGACCGTAAAAATAACCACTTCTATTGCTAATGTGTAGGTTATGATTAGTTCTAACATATTCTTACCTAGATTTGTTTATCTTCTTTCATTTGCTTCGCATGACACTCCGTGTTCTTAATTTAATTATAGTATGCACTACAAACAAAGCAAGCTATACACATTAAAAATGTGACGTATTGCACATATTGAACAAAGCATTTAAAAGCGTTTCTAGGTGGTTGTGTTTTCTTACCCTACCTTACCCATTCCCTATCATTTTAGACGTCAATTTGAGCTACTGGCGAGCCTTTAGACACGCTTACAAACAAAGCTTGTTCAATTACACTACACAACAAGCAAGGTATAAGTGTAACTTAATGTTAGCTTATGTGTAAATTTGTATACCAACAAAGTTGGGTTGCCTTAGTTTACATGTAAGTTTTGTTAACGCGAAGCGGTAAGTTTCGATAAATATCTCAATCACCTAAAAAATTATTTTCCCAATATATCATCTTCTAAGACCTATATAACGTATCTAAATTATCATTCAGGACTTTAGTGAATTCCTCACCTAGGGGTTTTGTTTACTTGCTAAATCTGTAAAGAATTAAGCCAAGCTGTTTGTACAAACAGCCTCATCCCAAAATTCATCACCTAGCTCTGGAATGTCACTGCAATTGATCTCATCTTTAGAGAGATGGCCTGACGTCTCATCCCCTTCAGAGACCCCTTCGGGATATTTAGAGAGATGGCTTGATGACGGCTCATTGCTTGAGACCACTTCTAACACCTCGAAATCACCATTGTCCAGCCTTTTAATCATTTTATTCATAAAACACCTATTAAGTATCTTTCTTAAAACTTACCACATTACTTTGTAACCTTTCGGGATTACTTTGTAACCTTTCGGGATTACTTTGCGGTATCGTCTGTTTGTTGGCGTCTTTACCTTGTACTACTTCTAAAGCTGCTCTTAGCTTAACAAAACTGTCCTGCAACATACGACTAATCCTTACAGTTGCATCAATAGGATTCTTAGCCATAGACCTTTGTGCGTCTATTTGGAACTGTAAGCCCCTTAAACGCGCTTGCTTCTCCTCAGGTGCACTAAGTATCACCTCTTCGATAAGACTCAATCTAAGGGCTTCTAGCTCATCTGGTGACGATTTGTGTAATTTAACTAACTCATCAAAGCTAGGCAATTCTGTCATACACTTCTCTCCTCCTTTTTCTTACTCAACAATCCCATTTGCTGATTATCCATCTCATTCAACATAATGTCAAGAACTCTTCTCTCATCTACGCTTATCCAATGGGAAAATTTCTCTATTGTTATTGGCATAGTGTAGTGGTATCCATCAGGAACACCTTCCTCTGCTAATACTGACATAAAGGCATTGCAAGCCTCTGTCTCAGTGTTGTAGTGGTAAACTGTGCCGTCAAAGTAAAGCATGTTTTTATAGAAGTCTGCATTTGTCATATTGTGCCTTGCCTGTTGTTTCGTTGAGATAATACTAATCTCTATTTATTTAAAAAACAAGCCTTGCAATGAAAATATTTTTGATGTAGTATTAGGCCTACTAAGAAACAGAGAAGATTAAACTATGCCTACTTACACATACAAATGTAATAACTGCTCGCAAGTTGTTGAAAAGTTTCAGAAAATATCAGAGGAGCCGCTTAAGGTTTGTGAAAACTGCTCAGGTGAGGTGTCTAAGATGATCACACCTACTGTGTTTAGGTTAGTGGGCAAAGGATGGTATGAGACAGACTATAAGGTGCCTAAGGTTAGAAATATTAATGATTAAGGGGATATAACATGGCGGATACATACAGCTATATTGAAACAACAGGGTGCAGGGATGACGGTGTTTCCTATCTCATAATAAAGAACGGTGTATTAGGTTATAATATTTTTAGTTGGAAGGCAGGTATAGATTGGCTAGAGAAAGATGAGACGGTCATAAAAGAAAAGATATTAGCTTATGCTCTAGCTTTATCTGACGGTGACTGGGATGAGATAGGCAGCCTAAGTGAGGAAAAAGATGGATAATTATATGAAGCTTATAAAGAAAGAGGGTTGCTATGGGATGACGGCTACATCTACAGCTTTCTCATGTCAGACGGGCTTGTACTACAATACTGCAGTAATTTTTTGGATGAACAGTGGGAGTGGCTTCACAGGCGAAGAAAGGGTGAAGTTTTGGTTGACAAGGGACAACTTGATAGGTAAACTTATAAAATTAAAGTACACTGATTATGGGGCATAAGATGTGCCTAGGTTCCCAGTGTTATTAGGGTTCAGAAGTAAGTTGGATTTATAAATTAAAGAGGTGTGATATGTTTCAATTTGAGAGGAATGGTAAGCTTGGAGAAGAGGAAGCTAAACTAGATGTTGCTTTAGCTGTTGCACCTTGTATTGAAGGTTTGTTAGATCTAGACTCACAGTTCCGTGAAAAACATAGAATAGTTAAATCGTTGTACTGGACACCTTATATTATTGAGAGGGGAGAGAATATTTTAAGGGTAGATTGTATGAGCGGAAACTCTTTTACTATCGTAGATTGGTTGATAATGCCATCAGGTAAGTCTGGTAATAAGGTCATTATCTCAAGGTATAAAGATGAGAGAAGATTCTATGAGGAACTATCTGAAGTCGTAGATATGCTTTTAAATACAAGAGAATGATGTATGCTCTATAATAAAATAAACCTAATAAGGACACTTATCAAAAGTTTATAGGAAGTGTAATGACAAAAGAAACCGAGGTTGTTGACCCACACGCACGTTTCAAGGGCCTAGACAAAGATGAGACTAAAGAACGCCTTCTCAACTACGCTTACACTGTCTGTATGTGGTTCCAAGCCACCCCCACTGACGCTAAAGGGTGGGAAGAGCTTGTCTACCTGTCACCTTACGCCAGGAGTATAGCAGGTATTGCAGGGTTGATCTTGCTTCATGTTCTAGAAAAGAAACAAGCACATGAGGATGCACAAGTTGTTGTATCTCTCTATCCGAAATACCCTTCATTCCCTGTCAGCAACATCCCAGTTGAAGTGGGTATTCTTGATGCTGAAATTATTATGAAAGCTATGTTGACTACATTTGCATTCAACAAAGAAGTAATTATTGTTGACGATGAGAGTGTGAGAGAGTATGATACATTCTGCGAAGTGTTAAAACAAATCATAATGTTCTGCAAGCTGGTAACAGAAGGTGGAGATTTGTTGGTAGAGGAGGATGATGATTATGATTTTGAGGAATAATAGGCTCCTGAAGACTGAAAGAGTTGTGACTATGGCGAGGGCACGGGCCAAAGAACAAGGACTGACTAACTATTATACTGGCATTCCTTGTGGAAGAGGACACCTTTCACCGAGAAGTGTTAGCGGAGGAACATGCCTAGCTTGTAGCAGGGTTAACAGAAAGGTTGCACGTGTAATAGACTATATCCCCGGCCTAGATGAGCCTATGCCTAAACATGTTCCACATAAGATAAGTCGAGGGATTTTTCCACCTGAACCTAAGGCCAGTGTAGTTGACCAACAAAGTGACATGAAAGAAAAAACAAATGAGAGAATAGTATGAACAACAGCAAACTGCTTACAAACCACAGAGATACTGCGCATAAGTATTTGAAAAGGTTGAAAAAGGCTATTAAGAGGACACCTACCAATATGTTTATGTCAGAGGACAGAGAGGCCCTAAAAAGTTTTATGCTTGACAAGGAAAACGCTTGGGTTTTTGATGATGTATATGCCTCTGAAGATTTTCTAAGCCTATATGGAATTGGAACAGATGAAGAGGAAGAAAATTGTGAATAATAGATGGGTGGTAGTTGATACCCAAGAGGGTTGGGAAATAGTGGGTGATTATACAGACCACGATGAAGCTAGGGCAGCTTGTGAGGAGATGAACGCATTCACTAATAGGTATGTCGTTATGTATTTGTGAGGAAGGTATGAAAGTTTACGCTATAGTTGATTATGAGACAGAAGAAGAGATAGGTTGGGTGAAAGATATATACACAGCACAGCAGATCGCCCAGAGGATGTCAGTTAACGGCTTCTACTATGCTGTAGTCGTCAAAGATATTAGTGAGAACATCAAGAAGTAAACAGGTTATTTATGGCTAATAAGATTATTAGGAGTATCGCTTGCCCTGGCTGTAAAGCTAAAGGTAGAGACAAAACAGATAACCATCTTATGATTTTTGAAACCTTAACAGGGTATTGCGATAGATGTAGTAAATTTTACACTAAAAATGACATCTCGTTGCTGGATAGTGATGATGTGCCTCATTCTGTGGGCCATTTTTCAAATGACCAGGAAGCACCTAAAATCGATAAGAATAGCTATGCTAAGCCCTTATCAGCCTTAGATGTGGCTGAGCTTCCTACGCTTGAAATAAAGCATCGTGGGCTTAAGCAGAAGGCATTAGCTTATTATGGCGTGAAGACAACTGTGTCAGAAGTGTCGGGGGAAGTTAATGTAGTTTATTTCCCATATAAAGGTGGAAAGGTTTATAAGGTAGTGGGCATCCCTAAGCAGTTTATGAAGTCTGTAGGAGATACTAAAGGTTTAGGTTTTTTTGGCCAAGAGGTATGTGACCCTAATGCTAAGAAAATAATAGTGACAGAGGGAGAGTTCGATGCAATTGCCGCATTCTCTATGATGGCGAAGCATAGGTTGACCGGAGATCCTAAATACCGTAACTTCAAAGCCAATGTAGTGTCTATCCCCGATGGTGCAGGATCAGTTAAAAGGGTATTTGCGGATAATCTGGAATTCCTTTCCAGTTTTGACGAAGTGTTGGTGTGTTTTGATAATGACGAGCCTGGACAGAAGGCAGTAAAAGATGCTGTAGAAGTGCTTGGTTTCACAGATAAGTTGAAGATAATGAAGCTACCTTCAGACTATAAAGACGCTAATGATGCACTTATGGGCGGCCAACAAGGTTACCAAGACTTTATAAATGCCTACTACAAGGCTAAACCTTTTGTCCCTAGTTGGGTAGTAGACGGGAGGGACACCACTTTAGAGGAGATAATGACCCCTAGAAAGAGAGGCCTTACAATCCCTTTTCAAAAGTTATCAGAAAAGTTGGGAGGACTAAGGGAAGGGGAGTTGACAGTAATCACAGCTGGTACAAGTTGTGGGAAAAGTACATTTACCAGGACACTAGGTTTTTTCATAGCCACAGAACTAAAGAGAAGGGTAGCATACCTCTGTCTAGAGCAAACAGTCCAATTCACAAAACAACAAGGGGTTGCTTTGTACTATGAAAAAGCAGTAAAAAACCTATCGGAAGATCCCTCTATTTTAACAGAGGAGGAGTGGCTAGAAGGCCTTAAAGAAGTCACTTCTATGGAGGTTTATGTTGACCAGTTTGGCTCTATGTCTATAGAGGATTTAATTGAGAAAATACACTACCTAGTATATGCTAAGGATTGTAAATTTATTATCCTAGACCATCTATCAATGCTTATTGATGGGAACAATAACCAAGATAAAGGCGGAGACCATAAAGTTATTGGGCAAGTAATGACACAATTAGCCACTTTTGCAGTAAAAACAGGTTGCCATATCTTTATTGTAAGCCACATAAAAAGGGGTAATGGTTCCTCTGTAGCCTCAAAAGGTGGCGAGATATTAGCTGAATCCACAAAAGGCTCATCCTCAATAGAGCAACTGGCCTTCAATATTATCACTTTATCTAGGAATGTAGCGGAAGGCTCTAATGTAATAGAGTGTCACATACGGAAAAATAGGGTTTGGGGGGAGACAGGGAAAGTTTGTGATTTTGTGTATACACCAGAAACTGGGTGGATGTTAGAGAAACAGGAACTGGGTGGTGTTATATTTAAAGGAGGGGCCAATAAATGAAACTGATATTTGATCTAGAATCTGATGGTCTATATGATACAGCTAAAAAAATATGGTGTGCATCATGTTTTGACCTAGATGGGCTGGCTTGGCACATCTTTATACACGATAATCACATCTCAGATATTACAGGTGAAGTAAAGAAGAGGGTAGTTCAATGGTGTAAAAGCTCTAGTGTGTACATCTACCCAATGTCATCTCTTCCAAAACTACTTAATGAAGCTAAGAGGATTATTGGGCACAATATAGTTAAATTTGACATCCCTTTAGTAAATAAACTACTAGGTACTGGCCTGTCGTGGGAAAAATGCACAGATACTTTCATATTAAGCTCTATATTTTCACCAGACAGACTAGGCGGCCACTCGCTAAGGGCTTGGGGGGAGAGGTTACAGATGCCTAAAGGGGACTTCCACGATTTCTCCCAATTCTCTTTAGAGATGCTGAGATATAACATCCAAGATGTTGTTGTTACTAGGAAACTTTATGAACACTTAAGCAAAGAAAAAGATAACAGACATGAAGCTGGTAAAGGTGTGAAGTGGAATGCAGCTCTGGTTATGGAGCATGAGATCTCATCTATCATGTTTGACTCAGAGGTCAGAGGGTTCCCTGTTGATAGAGTTTGGATGGAGAAGGTTTATAACAAAATAAACGGTGAGGTAGAGAAGATAGACGAAGAGTTAAATAGACTATTACCTTACCTTGTAGTTTGGCATACAGAGTTAATGGAGCAGGGTACCTATAATGAATTTGTTTTAAGGGATGTAATGAAGTCTGGCGTAGAGGAGTGGGTATCCCGCTTCAAGTCAGTGTACTCTAAAAGGCACGAGAAACTGCCAAAACCTACAATGAAGTGGTGTAAAGGTAACAGTGCACATTCAGAGACTGTTAAGAAATGGTTTGGTGATGATTTTGTTAATGTGTCTGGGCCGTTCACAAAGGTTACTTTTGAGAAAGTGGACATAAACTCATACAGTCAACTGAAAACCTACCTCCTGACACAGGGGTGGGAGCCATTACAGTTCACTGACAAGGGGTCTCCTCAGATTTGTGAGCAGAGCTTAGAAAGGGTGGCAAAGAAGACACCTGTACTAGGGAAGATATCCCTTAGGTCACAACTGATGCACAGAAGGAATGTTTTGAAAGGCAAGAAAGAAGGTAAAGGCCTACTTAACCTTATCAGAGAAGATGGCCGTATTACGCCTTATAACAACACTGTAGGGGCTGTTACAGGAAGAGGTACGCATAGGGGTATTGTGAACCTGCCTTCTGTTGATACACTTTATGGCCCACATTTTAGAAAGATGTTTACATCTGGTAACAGTCCAGAGTATCCTATGTGGTCATTTAAAACAGAACTGAGAGACAAAGATGGCAACTATGTATTAGATAGTAAGGGACAGAAGAAAGTAATCACTGTTGAGACTTGCAAACCAGCCCTAATAGGTTGTGATGCAAGCGGGATAGAATTGAGGTTATTAGCCCATTTCTTAGATGACCCTGAGTTTACAGCTGAAGTAATATCAGGTGATATCCATTCCAGGTTCTGGGGTGTGAATGTTAAATGGATAGGGTCTAGAGGTGCAAGCAAAGGTGTAACATATGCTTTTCTGTATGGTGGTGGTAAAGATAAATTAGGATCAATGGCTGATAATGGTAGAGACTCTGTAGGACTAAGTGAGATATTATCGTATGGATGGAAGAAAGTAGGTGATGGTACGTTTATCCTGCCTTACATGGAGAAGAGGGGTGAATCACCTGTCAACTTCTTAGTAGCACAGAATACAGTTATAGGCGCTAATATCACATCTAACTACTTGAATGGTATTCCAGAGCTGGGTGAGCTTGTTACCAAACTAAAAGATTTCGCCAAAGCTAATAAATATCTAGTAGGTATAGATGGCAGGAAGCTGACATGCAGAGCACCTCATGCTGCACTGAACCTTAAGATACAAAGCACAGGAGCTATTGTATACAAAAGAAGCATCATTATAGCTAAAGAGATGTTTAAGAAGGCCAGGGTGCCTTACAATTTAGTAACTTTCATGCATGACGAGCAACAGATAATAACTGACCCTAAACACAGGGAGTTTGCAAAAGAGGCGCTTGTAGAGTCTATTGTAGAGGCTGGAGAATATTACAAACTCAAGTGCCCTCTGGACGGTGTAGCGAAAGAAGGCCTTTCGTGGTTAAATACCCATTAAAATCAAGGAGTTAAAAGAATTTAGTCGTTAAGACTAGGTAACCGTAGGTGAAACCTGCAAAATATAGTAACACAATAGGAAAACACAATGAAGATAACAAATTCAGCAAAGCCAAAATTACCAGCTATAGAAGCAGGTACCTATTCATCATACTGTCTTAGTATGGTAAACTTAGGTGAACAACCTTCTTATGACAAAGATAGCCAAGGTAACCCCCTGAAATGGATTAACACTGTATGTTTAGATTTTGAGATCCCAGAAGAGAAGGATGCTAGTGGTAACCCGAGAAGACTCAGCAAAAACCTAACAGCAAGTGCACATGAGAAAGCTACACTGGTTAAATATGCTCTAGATATCAACCAAGAAGCTGTTGTTGTGGGTAAAAGCCTAGATGGCTCTGCTTTAATCGGACGCCCTGTAGCGCTTATCCTTGATATAAACGAAAATGATTACAATGTGATCAAAGGCACATCTAAAATCAGAGCTAAAGATGTGAGTAAAATGGATGAGATTCACAACCCTGTTTTCATTTTTGATGCTTGGGATAAAGAACAAGACATGGAGTGTGTTAAATACCTTCCTAGACACATTATCATTAAAATATTAGAGTCACATAATGCTGATAAGATTTGTTGTGAGGATGAGTTAGCTGAGAGATTGACTGCGCTAGAAGAACAGTTCGCTAAAGATAAAGAAGAAAGGGACAATAAACCTAAAGGTGCCCCAGCTAAGAAAGATGTTGCTCCTGCTAAAAAGGCAAAGCCAGCCCCAGTCGTTGAAGCTGATGAAGAGTGTGACGAATCAGACATGTATTAGGAGTATAGGGGCTAACGCCCCTTTTCATTATGATTATTTTGAACAATTCTAAGATAACCTTCGACCAATTCAAAGGCGACAAGACACTCCTAATAGATGCTGACGGCCTGGTCTACAGTAGTGCTTTTGCTTGCCAGAAGAGCTATTATGAGGTGAAAGATGGGGATGATGTTGTAGAGACTTTCAATTGTATGGCAGACTTGAAAACAAAATACCACAAAGGTATTCTACCTGATGGCCTAGTAACAGTGAAAGGCACAAAACTTGAAAGTGAATCACAAGCCATTTACAGCTTAGAGTCACAGCTTAAGTCTTTATACAGGTCATTTAACCCTAAGGAAGTAAGGCTATACCTACAAGGTAAAAACAACTTTCGCGATCAAGTGGCTAGCATAAATAAGTATAAGGCAGGAAGAAGTGAAAAGCCTGTCTATTTAGGACTGATAAGGGACCATTTGGTGAAGGAGCATAAAGCAATTATTATTGATAATTGGGAAACAGACGATCAGTTGGTAATGGATCATTTTGAAGAATACGAAAGGGCTAAAAACATCTCTGATGACCTAACAGACCTTAAAATGAACTGTAATACTATTCTGATGTCAAGAGATAAAGACCTTAAGCAATGTCCTGGTTGGTTTTATAATTTCGGCAGTCATAACAATGAAGCTGAGTTCATAACTGAATTAGGCGAACTGTATATAGAAGAGCGTGGTAACGGTAAAGATAAGGTGCGTTTTAACGGCCTTAAAGGGTTATATTTTCAAGCGCTAGTTGGGGATGATGTAGACGCTATCCCTGGAATTATGAGCGAGAAAAAAGCATATACAGCCCTTTTAGGGGACGAAACTGAAGAACAGCTGTACAAGACTGTCAGGCATGAGTATGTAAAGGCGTTAGGTAATGAAGTTATCTATCACCCTTGGACTGAACTGGTAGACCCGAATGAGATAAAGACAAAGAGAGTTTTGAAGAAAGGGGCGAAGAGGGTGAAGGTCTCAATCGATGAGTATCTAAGAGAGGTTATGACTTTGTTATGGATGCTGAGAAAACCTTTTGATAAAATAGCTAACATACAAACGTGGAGTGTCCCAAAATGATCAAGGTAAAATCAATGGGCGTGGACCCAGCGATGAGGAACATAGGGTACTGTGTTGGTATTTACGATGGAAAACACCATAAAATACACACCGTAGGTACTGTCAGGACAAAAGCTATTACTTGTAAATACAAGGTTGAGAGCCATACTCTCGATGCGATGCAGATGTATAAAGGCCTCAAAGAGGTTATTGACGATTACCAGCCTCAAAATGTCTTCTTTGAGTACCCTATCGGTAGTAAATCGGCATCTGCCCTGATAAGCTACGCCTTCACAGTCATGATGATGGCGGCCTTGGAGGCTGAGTTCAAACACATCAAGTTCACAGGGTTAAGGGTGCCTGTAATAAAGAAGACGTTCGCTGGATCGAAGGAAGCAGACAAGAGGTTTATTATTAATCGTGCTTACGACCTATCTCCTGATGCAAATGGTTGGAAGATAAGTAAGCAGACAGGTGAGCCGCAAGCAAATTGTGAGCATATAGGGGACGCTGTGGCAACCTACTATACAGGAGCACACTTCGCCGGATTATTTGACCCATTTTTTAAAGCCTGTTAACTAGGAGAATACTTTGACAATTAAAAAGATGGTTATAACCTCGGCTCAGAACAAAACTGCAATCCTCAAGAAGGGCCTTAAAAGCTTAGAAGTATTCTGCGAGCTTAATGGTGCAGAACTTATTGTACTTCCTTTCATGGGTAAAGATAAAGAGGCAGAGTGGCACCCTTTCCTCAGTGAGTACCTACAAGATAACGAAGTTACACAAGACTTCAGCATCTGTAACAATCTCGATGTCGTTACCTCTATGCCTATCAATTACCAAAATGCCGATCCTGTGGCAGGTATTGAGAACATAACTAAAGACAGGAGCTGTATAGTGCCTGGGACTAAGCTAAGAGTTAAGGTTGTCCCTGTTAAGCAAAACAGGCTACCTAAGATGCTTATCTGTCCTGGTGCTATCACTAAGCCTAATTATAGGAAAAACAGGGCAGGCTATATCGCTGAGACCAAACATACCTTGTCAGCTATTTACTTAGAGACTGATGGAGTGGGAACTTTCCATCACAGGCAGTTGACAATACACCCTGTAGGCGGCTACTTCTATGATTTAGATAAGAAATACACCCATAGAGGTGTCAGTATGAGTAATTGCCTAGCCTTAGTGTTAGGAGATGTTCATGTGCCTAACAATGACTTGGATGTATATAAATCTACTTTCCTTGGTGATAAAAGTCTTTACTCAGTCACTAAGCCTAAGGACATAATAGTTCATGACCTTTTAGATTTTGAAAGTGCTAGCCACCATGATAAAGGAAGTGCATCTTCTTATTTTAAAGAAACAACAAATAAGCACAATGTCGAAAATGAGTTGAATAAGGTTGTGAGTTTTCTAGATTCTATGCCAGCAAAAACTTTTGTGGTATCCTCCAACCATAATGACCACATAACCAAGTGGCTAGAAGGCCCTATACCTACAGGTATTAACCTTAAGATATGGCACAAACTTAATTTTGATAGGTTGGATTGTGGAGGGTTGGCTTCCCCTCTAGCGTTATTTGTTGAAGAAAAACAATCATTCCTTAATGATGTAGATTTTTTGAATGACAAAGATAGTTTAATTATAGGCGGTTACGAGTTGGCCATGCACGGTCATAAAGGGGCTAATGGGGCTAAAGGATCACTCAAATCATTCTGTACAGCTGGTGTACCTACAGTGACGGGACATTCGCATACACCTCAAGTGATGGATGGTTCGATTGTTGTAGGGACAAATAGCCTACTTGATATGGGATATAATGTCGGTGGACTGTCCTCTTGGATACACTCAAGCTGTTTGATCTACCCTTATGGTGCTACGTTAATCAACTTTATTAATGGTAAGTGGAGGTTTTGATGCGTAAGTTTAACTACACTAGTAGTTACTCAGATGTTATAGAAATTGAAAGGCAGCAAAGAAAAAACTATAGGTACACATCAAAGTACCTGTCTTTTAACTTAGGTGATGTAACATTTGAACATTTAACTTTCCATAGGTCTGAGATAGCTGTATCTCGTATGGAAAGTAGGAAGGAAAGGAAAGGTTATCATAAGGTGAGGTCTAGGAGGTTATTCTTAGATGCTAACACTATAGGTGCTTTGGCTATGATAGATAAGATCCTACACAAAGGTACTAAAGATCGTAAGAACTTAATTAGGTGGTAGAGCCAACAAAAAACGCCCTTACCATATAGGCAAGGGCGTCGAATAAACTACTTTTTACAGTAGGTTTCATTTAAACTTTTACGATAATTACAGACAAGGATTTTAGTCTCTTCCATATAACGCTTAACATCTGCCATAAACTTAGCCAACTCAAGGTACTCTTCCCAATCTAGGGCTACTACAGCGTCAGGTGCAGAAGTTTTAATTATCTTGAAGTTAGGTTCAATCGGTGTTATTGGCATTGGCAGTGGCGGATGTATCATTACAGGATGTTGCTTCTCCGGAAATGCAGGAGAATTCGAGGAACAGGCGCTTAGAAGCAGCGTTAATACGATTAGTAACCATATCAGGCTTGCTAAGTAGAACCTTCTTCTTTTGCTTCTGCTTCTCAAGGAAAGTGATACCATCTTTATACCTTTTCTCAACTTTATTAATCTTAGCGCTATACGCGAGTATTAGTGCTTGGTCATCTGCCCTAGCCTGAGCAAGAACAGCGATTTGACTAGCATACTCTGAAACTTTTAATTTTTCAACAACTAACTCTTCCTTGAGTTGTTGGTTCTTCTGATACACAAAATAACTGAGACTTAATGCAGAAAGGAAAACTAAAATCACCCCCAGTTTAAGAGCGCTAATTGGATTTATCGGAATCATCTTCTTTCTCTTCCTTTTCCTCATCGTCTATCTCTTTGTTAAGAGATGCCATAAAATGTTTACTAAACGCAAATGTGGCTGTAATGAATGCCCCAAAAGCAGCAGCCTTTTCCATACTAATCTCACTACTTTCAGTGAACCACATTACCATCATATAAGTCAGGTATAGGTAGCCTATGCCCATGGCTAAAAAGCACACGAACCTAATAGCTCTTAATTCAAACGTCTCTTTCATCTACATCTCCTTTGGTTTAAAGTGCCCTAATTTTTCAAGACTCTCTATAAGCCTGTGGTCTTTGGTGACTAGGTATTTTTTAATAATTCTATCAACAAGACAATCTCTACTCAATCCTGTATCAAAATCCATACACCTGAAACAGTGGTCAGGTCCTCTCCACTCATGAGGTATCCAAGATCGCATAAACAACCAGTTTACAGCTTTCTCTAATCTCATGTGCGCTGGCCTCATAAGCAGGCTGGATTTTCCAAAGTGACTAGACAATGTTTCCCCTACACGTCCGAACGTAAGGAAACAAAGAATTATATCTATAGTAAGGAAGACATTTTCCCAAAAGTTAGGCTTTCTTTTAAGCTCTTTCACAATCACCCCTATAGGGCAACTAATGCCCTCTTGTAGTTAGCGATACGTTCATCTATTCCGATTAAACCACCATTTATTCTTTTTGTTAAGGTGATCATATCTGACTTATCAGCAAATTGGTTAAGGTTATTTTTATTCCAAAACCAGAGGGCAGCGTCTATCGCGTCCTCTGGTTTCATTAGTAGGTCAGGGTTAACTGTGTACTTGTTATCTATGCCTATTGCACTAGATAGTTTCAAGTAGTTATCTCTACCAGTCAACATGATAATACCTCTGCCACGGTACTTGTAACCTTCACCTGACATCTCTGTCCCATTGCCCATCCTGTCAGCATAAACACGGTTGGCTATTTTTGCAGGCTGCCTCTCAAACATAAGAGCAGTTTCATCAGTTACAAAATATTTAGGGAAGGTAACCTTAAGTCCTTTTGCACTGTAGTTAAGGTTCTCTTGCAAGATGTTGAAGTTACTAGACTCATGTGCACATTGTGCGATAAAGGCACAGAGCCTTAGTTTAGTGTTGATTGTGCTAGAAGGTAGTTTACTGTTAAAAGCCTCTAACCATTTGGTGGGGTCTTTACAAAGTGGTACAGCCTTTTTAAAGGTGTCAAGCGTTATAGGGTAAATCATACAGACTCCTGTAGTGTGGTGAATTGGTTTGAGTTTCTCCATCCTTGATTAATATAACTTGATACCACTAAATTCAAAGGTACCATTAGCAACTCTGAAAGTTCTCTCAAACCTATCTTCTTCCCTTCAAAATCAACAAACCTCCTTCTAGGAGGAGATCCTCTTCTGTTCTGGGCCTGTTCTTTAGTAGTTGCCCACCTAAGGTTATGAACGAAATATCCTATATTATTATCTATTCTATCTAAAGAATAAGAGAGGGAAGGTTTAACCCCTAAAGTACCTTCTATATCTTTGACAAATTTCCAAAAATCCTGAAGCCAACTCTCCTCCATTTTTATACCTCTGCCACCGTAGAGATGGTAATTATGGTTAGATTTTTTGAGGGTCCTGGCTTTGATGTTAGACCATGTAGGGTAGAGAGGGTGTCTCTTCACCGCATTATCTTTTCTCTTTTTAGGCCTGCACAAAAGGCAACCTTTATACAGTTCTTTCTCTATATCAGACACCCGGATAAGGCTAACCTTGCTACAAATTTGACATTGGCACTCAAAAAGCCACCTACCTCCTACTCTGGCAGGTATGAGGCTTTTAACTATACTACTCCCTATCTCTACCCTTAGAAAGTTTTCTGCACTTTCTAAAACAGAGTCATAATCACGTCTCATATTACCTTCTTGAGGGGATAAACTGTGTGGCGAACCCCCTATACCTTAATATTGTGTCTTCTTTATTTATTTTGCCATTTTTTATTAGCTCTAATGTCTCTGGGAACACTTTGTACCCGATATGTACAACTAAATCTCCTTTTTCAGGGTTTTTATGTGTTTTCCTATACCTGAAAGAATAGTATTCCTTTTTAGAGGTAGTATCTGTTGAGACAATAAAAAACCAAAAATTTGAGGTGTATAGAACATGTTCGCAATTAAGGGAGTCACATCTAAATAGATTAAAAGTTCTAAGGTTGTTGGCAGGATTTCTCACTGCCAAAAACCACCACATGTAAAAAGGAGATTCACGATCTTCCCCTACAAGGTATAAATACTCACCTTTCGCGATGCAGCCTTCTTCATAATTATTCCAGATATGAAACATCTTAGGCATTTTAACCATCTTCCACTTAGGGTAAGAAGGGTCACCTTTGTGTGATTTATCTTCATACCTGAATAAGAGGCCTATAGGGACTAGGATTAGCCCTGAAATAACTGCAACCAGGTTGATGAGGAAAAGAGGAATAGTTTGCAATAAAAGTCCAATAATATATTTTTTAGGCAGCATAAGTATCTCCGGTGAACAACACTAAGCTAGTATCTCAGCTTTTCTTGTGTATAAGATGATGTTTTTGTAAATAAGTAAATCTAAACCTTGAGAGATTAAAGGGGAGTCTAAATCAACAAACTCAGCACTGGCCAAATCTCTTCTCAAGGTATTTATTATAGGGTCTGTTGAATTATCTAAGGCAACCCTTTCCTCAAACGTAAAAAGAAGCCTGAATTGAAGTTTAGAAATGTTTCTTGAAAGTGCTACTAAAGGTGGACTGGCCATAAGAGCAACTAAAATATCCTCTTGTTGTTGGTTGAGGGTCTGTAAGAAGGATATTGTAATATCATCAACGTTCTCTGTAATAGAGGCTAAAGTTTCTGAAACTGTATCAAAAATAGAAGACCACAAACTAGGAATATCAGTCCCAGTAACAAGTGTATAAGTATAGTTCATTGTGCCACCTCAAAAGTTATTGCTGCATTTCTGACACTACAGGTAGAACCTGCACCTCTTGACTTCATCTTAAGGGTTATAGAGGTTGTGGTTGCCACTGCTACTATAAGTAGCGTGAGGTTAATACAAAGTTCACTGTCTACATGATTAATTCTGTAACCACTGTTTGTTACCTCTGTTGCACCGTTGAAGTAACCTATAGTACAACCCTGTGAAGTTGGAGTTTTAGCTATGCCACTAAACTTAGCCAAATAAGATTTACCGATAACTGTGGTGGCGTTGAGTGTTACTATATTAACATATGTTGTTGTTGCATTGTTGACCGTTGAGGGACTGTAAACATACTGTGGTGTAGGGAGTTCTGTTATTACATAAGCAATAGCCCACCCGGCTTGTAGGTCACTAGCGCTTATTTTTTTATATTCAGTGCCGTTGGTGTGGAAGAACCTACTGCCTATAGGGACACCTGTATAAAGGTTCCAAGGCACATCTGCACCTGTTAGAATACCTACGTTGTCGTTTAAGGATAAACCTTTGAACGTGGCTGTACGTTTGAAGAAATCTTCGGTAGGCATAATATTACCTGTTGATTGTGTAAATAAGGAGTGGTACTGATGTAAGTTGCATCACCGACCACTGGCGGAGCCCTAAGGTTGGGTTTTCTTGAATAAGTGCCAAGTTTGAAGGTACTTGGCGACCTTTAGAACAACAATAACTTCCTTGTCCGATAATACTACCTTGTATTTTAGGTTATGTCAATTAAAATGCAAACCTTTCTGTGTAGGTTGTACAGCTAGAAGCGTTTGTGGTTTTAATTTGAAGATCCATGGTTTGACCTGCACCAGTGCCAGAAAGGGTAACTTGGTAGTCAAAGCCTGCAACAGCATTAGCAGCGAACTTCAACTCATGACTATCAGTGCTGTCTACTAGAGTCGCATCACCAGTTGTCTTGTTGTGTAAGCCGTTAATTGTGATGGATTCCATTTTAGCAGGAGCAGCGTTCTCTTTAACAAGGACTTTAAACATGCCTTGTTGGTAACTATTAACGTTAATAGAAGCAACAGTTACAAATGAACCACCAGCAATAGCGGTAACTGATTTGGTACGAATATCAACAAGTGCATCACTGTTAGATTTTACTTGCGTATCTAGTGCAGATAGGTTAGCATTGATCGTACTAGAGATCGCAACGTAGTTAACGCTAGAAACATCTATACCTATTGCAGAGTCTAGTGCATCAGTGTTAGCGTTAAGTGTCCCTGAAGCAGAGATAGGCGCAAATGTACGTACTTGTGGAGTAACATCAACACCAACTAAAGTGTCAAGTTGTTCAAAGTTAGCATAGATACTGTTAGATAAACTCAATTGTCCTGAAGTGCGGGTAACAGGGGTGAGGTCAGAATCAGCACCTACCACTGTATCTAAGCTATCTAAGCTCGTATAAACAGATGCTGCTAGTGATAGTTGACCAACCGTACGAGTGAGTGGGGAAAGTTGACTGTCCGAGCCTATTGAGTCATCTAATTTCTCAATGTTATCATTAAGGTTAGCACCAGCTATGATGGGGTTATTAGTCCTAGCATTAGCTGTAGGGTCAGCACCTATTTCAGCATCTAACAAAGTTATAGCATTTGTGAATGACGTAGCACTGTTGATGTGGTTAGTGCCAGTAAAACCTGCAAAGGTGCCATCGGTGTTGATAGCTGACCCTAAGGTAACTTCAATTGCATCAATCTCAGCTTGTAAGCCAGATAGGCCGCCTGCTGTAGAGAATAAAGTAAAAACTAAGTTGGTTGTATCTACAACAATAGGATTGTTTGTGACAAGGATATAACCTCTATCAGCACCAGCTGTACCTTCTTCTACGAAGCAGAACATACCTGCTGTTACTTCAGCATCTTGGTCAGCATCAAGAGATCTTGTTAATACATAAGGAGCTCCACCACTACCTACTGTAGATACACGGTAAATACCATTGTCAGCCTGTGCTGTTTGGTCTTTAACAAGCACACGGTCATTTAAAGCAAGTGTTACACCGTCAATAACAATAGCACCATTGGCGGTAGCTGTTAAGGTTTTTCCTACGCCAGTACCAGCCGCTGTTACAGCAAGGTTAGCTAAGGTAGAAACCCTTACAGATTCTTTACCATCAAAAGCAGAGGCACTAGAAGCAATTGCATCAGCCAACTCTTGTGAGTTAACCATTGCTTGCCATTTATCAGTACCAGATCCTGATGTAAGTTTTTGATAAATCTTACCTTGGACAGGGCTACCTGAAGAACCGATAGCTACAGCACCAGGTGCTACAGTAGAGCTTAACCCAGACGCACCAGGAACGGCGTCAACATACATTACAAACGCTAAATCATCAATTGAAAGGCCTGTCTTTGTTCTAAGAAAATTACCAGCCATTATAAATACCTCTTTGTGAAAAGAAAACGAGAAAATGACAGCACCAAAAAGGTGCCATCTCTGTCATAATAGTCGAAGGAAATTGGTAAGTTATATTTTCAACCAGTTACCTGCATAAGCAGTATATTTAGCGGAACTGTAACCTATTGAAAGAGAATCTGAACCAGAGCCATCGATGGTCTGCCCAGATGTTGTGTTTATCGTAACAATGTTAGAACTATTTACTGATATTTTTATCGTTACACTGTCCCCTTCGTGACTGATAGCACTAGGTAAAACCAGTGTGAGTGGCCCACCAGTGTTATCTACTAGGTGAAGTTTATTATATTGCAGAGTATCATTAGCTACTACTAATTGCGTCCTTATTGATTGTGTAGACACCCAAGACGTATTGTTGTAGGTGTATATCTCTTTCCTTGATAAATCGTAAGCAAATACATCACCAGCACCTAATGAAGCAGGCCTCACTATGTGCCACTGAGAGTTGTTATTTGCTCTTTGTATAATGTCATTAGGCAGTAGGCCTGTTATAGGCCCCCAGCCAGCGTTTAAAGACCCTATACCTGTGTTGGTACGTATGATGTACCTTACACCAGGTTGCTCAGAAGGAAGGCCTACTCCTGGCGCTTCAGCTGAGCCGTCATCGATTATCTTGGCTACATTGACAAGCCCAGTAATACCTGAGAGGTATTGTATACTCCCCTCATCGTCCTTTATCTGGGCAGTGAGTGTCTCAGAAGAGACATAGAAACACACCCTATCTGTTGGAGGTGTATTAATCTCCGTCTGAGTAACCATTCTTATAATGGACATATTTCACCTTTTTGTCTATAACTCAATTACTAAGTTGCCGTCTAAATATAAGTCGCCATTTATAACATACTCTTCATCACAAAGCAAGTGAACGTGCATCTGTTGGTTTGAAGGTACTTTAATCACTCTTCCTGGTAGGACTGTCTCCCATGAGAAAGACTCAGTTGAGGATGACGAGCCACCTAACAAGATAGATATAATGTCACCTGGGTTACCAGATGAAGTGGTGGTAGCGAAACTACCACCTTCCACTACTGTACCATCATCAAGTGTCCCTACCCCTCTCCCTGCCATAATAGGTTGTGTGCCGCCTAATATGCACTTGGCTATGCCAAATACCTGGACAGCACAAGACTCACCTATCCTTGGTGCGTTGATTAACACCCCTTGCGGGGTGCCAGATAAACTAGGTTTCTGCCACAACACTTCAGCGTTAAGGCTGTTGAGTTGCACTACTCTGTATTGGTGGCCAGAGAGATCTTCAGAAGCCCTGAAAATACCTATAACTTGGGAAATGTAATCTACAGCCATAAAGGCCCCTTTATTTAGTAACTATAATATCACTTAACAAGCCATAGTTCAAGATCTTCATTGACATCTTTTAACTTAATCCAAGTAGGTGCAGTTTGTTGTCCTTTACGTAAGATTAACTTACCTAGAAGACCCACTGGGGACCATTCTGGACGTTTAGATCTAGGGGTGTAAGGTGCTTCTGGATCATAAGATGGAGACAATATCTGGGAGTTATTCTCGTCTAATATTCTGCGACCAAAAGAATCCACTAACCATTTGCCTGACCAAGAAAGTTCAGCAGAGTCTCCTAGTATAGAAGGAGCAGCCGAGATTATCCCTATTACCCCCTCTTTTGATGTCGCCTTCACTAGTTTACCTTCTGATAAGCTAACAGAGAAGCCTACCCTATCCTCATTACCGGTGTTGCCATCTAACCACTCAAACATTTCAGCATAATCCCCAGCAGGGGTTGTTATAGCAGTTGACCCGTCTGTGAAAATAGCCCCTGTACTATCTATAATAAACTCCCTGTCGGAGGAGGCTGATCCATAGGCTGTCAGGAAGTATTTAGATGAGCTTGGTGCTGCTGTCGTAGATAGTGTAATCGCCGTTGTTGTTCCTGATACATTTAGCCCTGCATCTACTATGCCTGTACCAGTCCCTTGAATCTCTATTTTATCTGACGTGGCCCTTAAAAGAGCAATAGATGAATTTCCTGATTGGTAAAAAGTAAAAGCTGAATCAGAAATATTGAACTTCCTGTTAGAGTCACATGATATATTGACTAAACCTTCACCACCACTATACACCCCTGTGTTAGTCCCTGATTCTCCTGTGAAAGATATGCCTGGGCTACCAGCTGTCCCCTGTTTAACCAACAACTGTTGCGCCACAGTTACGTCACCAGCACTACTCACCGTCACCCTATCAGCACCACCTTCAGCTTTTATCCTGAAACTATTTGTGGCCCTATCGTTATAAAGTTGGTAGCCACCTGCACCCGTAGCACTTAAGCTCAGAACAGGGTTACCTGATGTAACAGTTTCAATATAGGTGACATTATCTGCGCTAGTTACTTGTGAGTGTATCTTACCTGATGAAGGTGAGATCCCTACACCTAACCTACCTGTGTTGAGAAAGAAATCCCCATCTCCTTCTAACCTAGCGCCTTCAACGTTACCTGCTCTAAGTGCTAAATACTCAGAAGAGTGATTATAACTCATACCCCCTACAGTATTGCTCTCAGGGTCAGCAAAAAAGATACCCCCTTCTCTGTTGTTAGGTGTGCCTATCGTAATGTGTGTGCTTCCTGCACTCTCTACGAAGATACCGTCTGAAGATATGGGTGCAGCGCCCGATGTCCCTGTTTTAACATGAAGCTTTGCCAAAGGTGAAACAGTATCTGAAGAGTTGGCTATAACCATCTGCCCAGCACTATCTAAAGACACTCTATTTTGATCTTCTACACGAAGGTGCATCTTACCAGCACCATGTGAGTACTCTAAGCCACCTGCACTATTAGCTTGTGGGTCAGCAAAGAAGAGGGCAGGAGAGGCCGTGTTAGGTGACATAAACTGAATAATTGTGGAGTCATTACTCTCAATAACTAAGTCTTTATTTGAGCCTAACGTGACACCTGAAGTCCCGTCTTTGATGTGTAGTTTGCCTTGTGGTGTGGTTGCGTGTGCAGCAGAAGCAATAACAAAATCACCAGAGTTGTGCACTGCATACCTTATCTCTCCATTCACCCCTACTCTTAACTGGTTTATTTGGTTATCATAACTTAATTGCCCAGTAGCGTTACCTTCAGGGTCACCAAAAAATATATTACAAACACCAACATTAGTGGTAAGGAGAGTCATCCCTACGTTATTGTTTGATTCTAATACAAGTTCATTAGCATTGCCGTCTGCTGAAACACCAGCCACAGCCCCTTGTCTTATATGTAGTTTTCCTAGAGCATTTACCGTAGGAGGGCTAGAAATACTAACATCACCTATATTGTTTATAGCTAACCTATCATTGTCGTTTGTACGTAAGGTCAAAACATCCCCACCGTGAAGGTAGGTCATACCCCCTACAGTATTCGACTCAGGGTCAGCGAATAGATAGGCACCGTCTTGGGTGTTAGGTGTGGCTATTGTAATTCCTGTAGAGTTACTGTCCTCTATTACAAGGGCATCCGCTTGGTTGGAGACAGATGTGACACCTGATGTGCCTTGTTTAACATGAAGTTTACCTAATGCTGTGCCAGAGGAACCTACAAGCACTTTACCTGCACTGTCAACAGTCATTTTTGTGGCAGCGGCAGTACCTACGTACAAAGTATCAACAGTGTGATGATAGCTTATGAAGCCAGAAGAGGTGTTCTCAGGGTCAGCAAAAGCAATTAAACCTACTTGAGTATTAGGTGTAGCTATATTTATACCAGTAGTTGATGAGCCTTCTACTAATAACCCATCAGTCACAACCCCAGAGATACCTGATGTTCCATATTTAACGTGTAGTTTAGATAAAGCAGTTGCTCCTGCACCTACACTTAAGTTGCCAGCATAAGTTCTAAAAGTTTCAACTCCTGATTCTTGAAATATATGCTGAATAGCATCATAGATTGAAGGAGTATAAGATCCATCTACATGATCTCTAGATTGTAAAGTAGAAGATGACCCACTCACTATAAATTTAAAAGCAGTTGAAGTACCGTCTGATACTGTCAGTTTTGCTCCAGAGAAAGCACTACCACCTAATCCTGTTAGTCCACTTACATTAAGTGAACCAAAACCACCATTGCCACTGACAACTAATGATCCTAAAGTACCTACTGAAGTTAAACTAGAGGCAGTAACACCGCTACCTAATGTTGTACCATTAAGAACTGATATATTATTTATCTTGTAACTTTTACCGCTGGCTAAATCCCAGTTTTCACTCACATCAAAGTCACCAGTAGCTGCTGTCCAGTTAATGGTTTTATCAGTAGCACCTTTAAGGGTAATACCACCGCCATCAGCAGTGACGTCTGTTGGAACAGATACTGAGCCTATCTCAATATTTTTATCATCTACTGTGACTGTAGTGCTGTTAATAGTTGTTATAGTGCCATTTACTGTAAGGTTACCTGCAACAGTTAAATCATTCGTAACTGTTGTAGTAGCTGGACTTATACTAAGCTTAGTTACAGCTTCAATTTGAGCACTGAATGTATCAGTGGTATGGTTAAAAGATAAACTGCCAGCGTTATTACTCTCAGGATCTACGAACCTGATGTTACCACTTGCAGAGTTAGGTGTCTGGATGGTTATCCCTGTACTTCCTGAATCTTCTAATATAAGTGCATCTGCATCTGTTAAAGCAGAAGACACACCTGATTCTCCTTGGAAGACGTGAAGCTTACCTTGAGGTACAGTTATATCCCCAATGCCTGTATTACCTAAAGAATCTAATACAGCTCTGTTAGTTGTCCCTGTGGCATCCCGGAAGAGGTGGGTATCTGCGAATAGTATGTTTTGTCCGTTGCCAAGAGTTGCCACTAACCCTAAGTCATCTGGCCTGTAAAAAGAACCACTAACTCTAGCATCACCTGCAACATCTAGCCTATGTGTAGGGTTTGTCACCCCCACACCGACATTACCTGTATCTAGCACTTTCAGAAGTACATTAGTGTCAACTGTTGTGTTTTGATCGTGGCCTACCGTAAAAGAAGCCCCTGTCTGATTTGCATCACTATCAATGTTTATCCTTAAAGACCTCTTGGTACTCACAGAATAATCATTGACGCCATGAGGGTTTAGATTTAATACATCATTAATACCATCAATTTGCACTACTTGTAGGTCGCCTGCCCTCAAAGATAAAGTATCATTAGCTTGATTATACTGGAAACCACCTTGAGTGTTACTTTGAGGGTCTGCAAAGAATATATTTGCTTCAACATTATTAGGGGTACCTATAGTCAACCCTGCTATGCCTGCATCCTCAACAAACAAACCATCTCCGCCAGCATTAAGAGAAGCTACACCAGATGAGCCTTGTTTAATATGTACTTTAGCAAAAGGAGTTTGTTCACCAAAACCAACATTACCATTAGAACCTACAATAGTTACCTTGCTCGCACCAGATGCTGCTAAATGAAGCTTATCTGTGCTGTTGTCATATTGGATAGCTCCTACTACCTGTGATCCTGTGTCAGCGAAGTTAAGTGCTCCTATATCAGTAGCGCTTGTTCCTATCGTAATGTGTGTGCTTCCTGCACTCTCTACAAAAATACCGTCAGAGGAGATCGGAGCAGCGCCCGATGTTCCTGCTTTAACATGAAGCTTTGCCAAAGGTGAAACAGTATCTGAAGCGTTGGCTATAACCATCTGCCCAGCACTATCTAAAGACACTCTATTTTGATCTTCTACACGAAGGTGCATCTTACCAGCACCGTGGGAATACTCTAAGCCACCTGCACTGTTTGCTTGTGGGTCAGCGAAGAATATGGCAGGAGATGCTGTATTAGGAGACATCAACTGAATAACTGTGGAGTCATTACTCTCAATAACTAAGTCTTTATTTGAGACTAACGTGACACCTGAAGATCCGTCTTTGATGTGTAGTTTACCTAGAGGGGTGGTGGTGTTAATACCTACATCGCCTCCAAAAGAAGTATATAGAACCGACACACCGTTATTAGTGTAGTTTAATGTGTCAGTAGCGCCGTCTATGATTAATTTATTGTCTCCTGACTGTAAGCGTGATTGCACTTGGAATGGTGTGCGTCTGTCATCTACGGCTGTGATAGCACTGCCGTTGGTAGTGACCACAAACAGTTTAACAAAATCAGAAGTAGGCTCACCACCAGAGAGATACTGAGATATGGTTAAAGCGTCTAGGTTAAAGCCTATAACTGTGGTAGCATTTGCTGTCATTGTTAGTGTAGTTGATGCGACAGTTGATTCTTGGCCATCAAAAGTGATAGTTCCTGCACTTATGCCAAAAACTAAACCTGTTGTGGTTGATAGGTCTTGGTTGAAGTGGAAGTTAATTTGGCCAGAGGTTGACCAAAGCTTATCGAAGTACACGATCCAATCACTGGTCAGGTTTTGGAGGTAATTAAAGGTTTGTCTGGGGGGCCTCTCGCCATGCAGCCACCCTGTATCTTTTTTAATCTCACTAGGCTCAGATTTATTAGGGCTTCCTAAAGGGCCGTTGTTCAAAAGTTGCCTTGCGAACTCTGGGTATTTTGATGGGGGTGTTAGTGGCATTTACCTTCTCCTAGTGTGGGTTGTTTAAAGCTTATCTCGCCTATTTTCATTTTATACCTTACTGTTTGGGCTGTTAGGGAATGGAGGCTTGCATACTCCCTTACAGTGATGTCTTTCCCGTCTGAGGTTGGGATTAAGGTAAAGAAACCTCTCCTTCTATTAAGGTTTTGTTCAGTTCCTGTGGCCCATCTTAAATTCCCTCGTTGATATCCTTTCTCATTATCCACCCTATCTAAACTCAACCCTTTTTGAGGTGGCCCTAAATTCTCTATTACCCATTTTTCAAAATTCCTAAAATCATGTAAATACTCTTCAAGAGTGATCCCTCTACCTCCGTAGTATTTATAGTTAGGAGAGTTAAGGTTGTAGCACCTAGATTTAATACTGTCCCATCTTCTCCATAAAGGAGATTTATTAGCGGCATCTTCACCTTTACTTAAAATCCCTGAACAGCTTGGGCAATCTTTATTTGTGTTTTTAAGGAATTTGTGGGAGTTAGTTACACCTTGGTAGCCACAATCACAAAGATATGTCCATAAAACCCTTCTTCCTATCTTATTTGGCACTTCACTTACTATCTGTTTTTTACCTACCTTCATGCCGTATAATGGTATTGGAGGTTTTCTCTCTCGACACTTAACACAACTTTTATACTCCTTTCTTTTAAGGTTATTAGCTAAAACCCAAGAAGAGTAACCACAATCGCACAGGCACTGGTATTTTCTTTGGTTGCCAAACATCACAGAGGGAGTGTTTGTCACCACCCTGCTACCAAACCTCAAGCCCCTCAAGTCTTCCATTTAACCCTCATCACACTTCTATTAAACTAGCAAACCTTCCACCTAGCAAAGGGTCGTCTATATCACCAAACCCTAGTGCAAAAATATCTTCAGGGTACCCCTCAAACGCGAACACATCTCCATCAAAGGAATTTATAGCTAGTATGTTCACATTAACCCCAGCGGATGCTACTTCCTCGATAAGAGGTAGGAGGTCTGGGTTAATGTTAGCGTCACCTATGATGAAATCTATCGCGGCAGGGAAGTTTTCCTGCACTTGAATAAAAGTAGAGCCAGTTATCTTCTGTATCGTAGAGGTTATAGGCTCAGGGTTACCTTTTGAATTGTTTATCGCTATCTGCAATCTTAGAAGGTCTTTATAGTCATCATCTGAGAAGCCATTTCTTTTCCTGTTGACTATTTTACCTAGCAGGTCAAGTTGGACACCTTCTCCTAAATCTATGTTATTGTTTTTCAACATAACATCAAAAATAACATTCTCTATATCTTGTATTTGTCTACAAACAACATCCTGGACAGCTTTAAGTAGAGTGGAGTCTGAAAACTGACTCAACATCAAACCTTTTGCCCTTTCAGCATGGTCTGTTATTTTCTCATAACTCTCACTCATCTTTTACCTACTTTAAATTAGATCTACTGTTATTCTGCCGCTATCAAAAGATGACAACTCTGTGTCTCCTATAGCCAATGTCACTTGTGAAAAGGCACCAGGAGGCCCTAGAGGTGTTGCACTGGTAGCAATACTCACTATAAGGTCTTCTATGCCTTGTACAGCTGTGTATATAGGGCCAACAAACCTTTTAGGTATCACATTATCACCGATAGATAAGGTTTTACCTGTCACCAATACAGAGGCAGCTATAGCTGCTTCACCACCTGATGGGAAGAGTTCCTCACTATTTAAGGTGTACTCTATTTTTACGTGGAGGTAAATCTCTGTCGGCCTAGAGAAATTGATGTCCCTAGGGAAATTCTGCTCATCGAGGTGGGTGTAGGTTGTAGAACCATACGTCTTTATGCCTAATGGCTTATCTTCCCATATCACTTCTGCGATCTGGGCATCTGTACCGCCAAGGACAATAGCCTCAAAGGAATGAGGGGGCCTTCCTTGTAAATCTATGACATCTGTGTCGTTCTCTTTTACTACAACTGCGGTAACAGCATTGATAGCTAATAGAGCCGCCCTTATCGCTGGCAATGTGCTGGCTCCTGCTAAAGATAAAGATGCTTTTCTTCTGACTCTGAAAGAAGTGTCAGTCTCAATATCTCTACCTAAAACAGCATCAAGAGGGTTGTATACACTATCCCAACCACTAACAGGTGTGATTATCTTATTGAGGGTAGATGCTGGTGCCCTAATAACACCAGTGACATCTGCTTGAAAGGTTGCCCTTTTAGTCACTTTTCTGGGGGTTATACCAGCCGATAAAACATATGAGTGGTCAACAAGACTACTATCAGCAGTTATTTGTACTTTATTACCTGTGATAACAGTAGCTGTAACAGTCAAAGATGACAGGTTTATCGCAGAGGTAATACCAGCTGCTATCTCTGCCGCTGTTGCTGAGCCGTCAGATAAATAGTTTAAAGGTGTAGCATCTACGGTCACAGTGTATGTTGCGTTGTTTGATACAGTTGTGAACTCGATAGTTAATATTTGTATATTGGTGAGATCTAGGGTGTAAGGATCACTATTAACAAACCTGCTTCCTGTTCCATCTACCTCTACCACAGAATTAATAGGAATTACTGTGTTGTGGTCACCTGTGTTCATCACCTCTACAACAGATTTAGTGGCTTGTAGCCTAGGCACACCTATAATGTTGGCAGACCTTTCGAGAGCCTCATCTGAAGCTGTATCAGGGTCTGTAGAGTTATAGATGGCCTGTAAGGCTTCCCACAGTTCTGATATCTGTAAAGCTTCAGGCTTAAGTATTTGCATGATAACAGAGTCATCGCTCACATTGAGGCCTGACCCTAGGTTGATTTTTAAATCTTCTTTAATCTCTGCTATTATTTCGTCATAATTTTTTATGACTAAGCCTGTAGAAAGTAATCCTGCCATATCAAGCCACCAATGATAAATTGACCAGTGACCCGTTTATATCGGATACTGTGAAGTTGAAATTATAAGTACGTGTTGCCTTGTCGAAGTTTGAAGAGTACTCTAGCAACTGAGATACACCTTCCACCTTTAGAATGTGCTCTTTGAAAATGGCATCAATAATAGATATGTCGTTTGTCTTGTCAGACAGAATAAACTGTTGGAACTGGTCACTAGAGCTTCTTAGGTAAGGTAGTCCAAAAGTGTCACTTTGGTTGAAAAACCATTCTTTTACGTTTATGAGAAGGTTTATCTTCAATCTTTGTTGCAAGGACTGGCCATCTTCATCAACTGTTAAACTTGTTTGAAGGTTAGTTAAATCTAGGTCGTGTGTTTCTAAGTTAAGAAGTAGGTCTCTAGCCATGTTAGTTGTCCTTATTGTTACTGGACAGGCCAGGTGGATGTCTCGTCAGTTACTGTTGCTGAGGTTGTTATCGCTATGTAAATGCCCTCAGCCAAAGCCTCTATGTACTGTTCTCCATAAAGGCCAGCACTAGGGTTAAAACCCCTAGAAACCATTGACGACATGATGGCTGACTTAATAATTGATGTGGATAGTGCCATACGTTCCTCTTTATATAGTAGTATTCTTTTCACCTGTCAGATCTTTAACCATACAAACCAAATTCAACCTTTTGTGTTAAAAACATTAGAGGAAGGGTCAGCAAAAGGTAACCCTGTCAATTCGTTAATTGAGAGTCCATTTATAATCCCAGCAACAACCCCACCTCCACTTCCCTCTAGAGTAACTTGCCCATCTGCTACGATTTTACAATCACCGCCAGCATTTACCTCAGTGTTTGCGCCAGAATTAACCACTACCTTAGTAGGGCTGTTAACTGTAACATCTCCTGCTTGGTTTAGCAAGATATTTGTGCCTTGTAAAGTATCAATATTAATATCGCCATTCTGCAATATTTTAATAACACTATAGTTACCGTTATATTGGTTAGCGTTTATCACAACAGCATCTGTTTTGCCAATAGGGAGTAAGTGTAGGCTGTTCTCACCAGGGTTTTGTGCATTGTTCTCAATAGCATTCATCCGCAACACAACATCCTCTGAGTGGATGCCTAGTGCCTTCCTGTAAGGGTAGAAGCCAGGTATTGCAATGGCATCACTGAGGTCGTGTGTCTTCCTGTCTGTAGGGTCTACAGGAACAATGCCTTCACTGTAGGTGTAATTGTCTATACTCCTGTCTGATATTATCAATAAAACAGGGTCGCCAGGCTTGATAGGGAAGCTTAGGATGCCTGTTCCTGATGATGGGAACATGATAGGTATACCATACATCACTGAGGGCTTGTGGAGTGTCCCATCACTATCTAAACGATGGTTCATAGGCTGAACAGATGCTTTTTGTGTGGCAGGGTCATATGTCACTATTGTGGCAGGCAAGGCTGTCCTTAAGTGTTCAGAGAAATTACTCAGGTAGTGCTTGATTACCTCAGATAGTGATACTTCCTTCGCCATTACGTTTGCTCCAAATTTTCAGCTTCTATTGTTGTAGTCCAATCTTGCCCTTCATAAGAGCCTGAGTGACCTACTTCTTTTATTACATAAAAACCATTAACGAAAACTGATTCTAGTTTACAGAATCTATCAGGCCTTAGCTCAGGTTGCAATAGTGTTTGGAAAGAAACACCAGATTTTAGTGTGTAATCTTCAAGTGCTTCACCTTTATTCACTTTATCTAAAGCTTTTTGCCCTTTATCCTTCTTACGTCCTATTTTATCACCTATAATATCAGGGACACCAATCAGGCCATTATTTGTGCTGATAACGAAAGCAGACTCACTAGATGCACTGTTAACATCTTTGATGTTGATAATGCCATCATTGATGGCCCATGTCATGTTGTGCGTTTTGGTATATGTGTCTAGGTAATTATAAACCTTACCGTTCAGCGTAAGTCCGTTTTTAAACACTTTACCTGTGGCCAGGCCTGCAATGTTCCCTATTGATGCCCCTGTGAGCTTAGCTAAGTCAAGGAGTACTTTAGATAGTTGGACATTCTCAGGGTAAGATACATTAACAACTGAGTCTCTGATATAGGAGTAACCGTCACCACAAAGCAACTCTGTGATAATGTCAGCTCCTTCCCTTTTCACCTTGTAGTCGATAATATTGCCTGTGAAAAGCAGGACTAAAGGTTCACCTGAGTATCCTACCTTAAAGAAGATAAAACCATCCTTAGCTTCTAGTGACTGTAACTGGCGCCTATGTTCTTGGTTAAGGTTATATATCCTAAAATAAGCTGTGTTCATTTTCGAGTCAGAAGATTTTTTTATGTCAAATTCAATTTGAAAGTCGGTGATAAGGAGACCCTCCTTGCCGCCCTCTCCTATAAGCATCTCATACTTACGAATGAAATTAGGCACTTGCTAGCTCCTCAATATCCGCTGAAGTGATGTAAAATAACTCTAAGGTATCGGAGAAATCCACTTCACCTATTTTATCAAAGATGTAAGGGGACATTGCTATGAAATCACCAACAGGGAACCCTTCTTTCCTGAATCTGCCAGTAAGAAGAGTATCTTTAACTATTTTAACACCACTTAAAAGTATTGTATTATCAGAAGATAAGAGAGACAGGTAGTATTGGCTCTCTCTTGAGTTATATTTAAAGTTAAGTTTAAACTCAATACCATCTAAAGTAAAGGATTGTGTGTAATTGTATTTATTTAAAAGTGTAAGTTTTATCATTGTAAGGGCAATCCTTTTGTAAGAATATCTCTAAACTCCTGTAGTTGAGAAGGTGTGAACGTTGTCTTCTTTTTAACATCCTCAGACGCACTATTAGCAGAAGCATTGCCTTGGCCTTTACCAGAATCCTCAACACCACTTTTCTTAAGAAGCCCAACAGGCACAGGAACAATCCCTGTTTTTGTAGCCACTGTCCTTATTTTGGTAAGGGTAATATTTATATCAAGGCTAGCGAAGTTGTCTACTGTTTTAGGGAAAGTCAAATCTTTTATTATAAGATCTTGATGTTCACCTAATACAGAGCTTAGTGTCAACAGTGACCTACTTTCCCACATACCTTTCAAAGTCTTGTAGGCATCCTTCCAGTCACCAGGTGTTTTATTTTGACTAATAGACAATACACCATTAGTCATTTTTATAGATGGCACTAATGTCTTGCCTAATCTGTGATAGATTGAGGTGACGATACCTTTAAGCTGTATCTCAGGGTTCTTGTTAACAACATGATCGGTTATGTCCGACCCTCTCTCTATAGGGAAAGAGGACAGGTCACTGCTGTACGATTCAGTGTACTCTGGCACACAATCAAAAACCAATATAGAGTTATTCCCCTTGAGTGTGCTGGACACCCTAGGGAAATTATTAGCTAAACTTGCTGTAGATGAGACGATGAGAGAGAGAAGAGATTTAGGGCTTGTCATTGTGGAACTCCTGCCAACGCCGCCTGATTAGTAACTCTGCCAGAGACTTCCTTGGCTATCTGATTAGCTGTGGTCTTATCCATTTGTGATGCCCCCTCTACTTTGACATACATATTGATGTCAGTGACATTTTTATTAGTTTGAGTCTCACCGCTAAGGGTGTTAACAGCCCAGTTGCCTAGTTTATTGTCACCTAGAATACCTTTAATAAGAGTCTCTTTTGATGGGAGAAGACTGCTATTATTAATACCTCCTACTTTCCTTTTAGTAGCCTGGGCTTTTATCCTATCTCTATATTCAGGAGTACTTTTTTCTTCGTTAGTTTTTTGAGCATCTGCAACTTCTTCATCAGTGCCGTACCCTAAAGAACCTTTAAAGTAAGACCATGCTGCTGGAAGAGTTTTAGTTAGAAGTTCTATAATTGTGTTAATAGTTTCTTCTATATCTGTAAACGCCCTGACTAATGGGTTATCTAAGAACTCCTGGTTTTTGAAGAGTTTATCAACTGAGTCTATCAGTTCACCTAACAACACATATGCTGTCATAAATGTGTCAATTATAGGGTGTTCTTCCCGCCACTTAGGGTCGTCCATTTTATCCATGAACTCACCTAATAGTCCCTTACCGTCCTTGATGTACATATTCAGGTCATCCCAAATAGCCACCATAAGCTCGAAAACTAATAATCCTAGGAAGAATTTTCTAAACATGAAAATTATAGGTGTCATAACAACTATCATGCTGGCTAGCTCAGATTTAATTTTCCTTAATTCTTTACTGCCTTCCCCAGCGTTTTCTGCCATATCCCCAATTACATCACTTACCCTTTTTATCGCTCTTCCTAGTGGCCCAAAGAATATCCTAGAGAACCATTTGAAAGCAGCAGCAAGTGCAGCTGTAACAGGTTTAAGTATTTGTAGTAGGTAAATAGCAAACTCAGTAAGTTGTTGAAAAACTTCCTCACCGCCGTTATCTGCAATACCTCTAATGAACTCTTCCCTAGCTACATTTAGTCTTTTTAGAGAGAAAGCATAGGAGCCTAGTATCTTTTTAAATTTTTCATCGGTAGAGTTTTTTAAGTATACAGAGAAATTGCCTAGGAACTCTTTAGAGTCTAAAGCACCATCTTTAAGTTTTTGAGTAAGTTCAGCGGTCGTAATACCCATCGAATCTGCTGCTTGTTTGAAAGCACCAGGTAACGATTCAGCTATTTGACCTTTTCGTTTTGTTCAATAATGTGCGTTAAACATTACCCGCCTGTAAAGGCTGCTGCATGTCTCCATGCAGACCAGATCATATCTTCAACGTCAACATTACTTGTTACGTTGTCTCCCATTTCGGGCCACTTGGCCCTACGCCTTTCGGCTGATCGTTGGAGTTTAATCTTAGAGATATTCATCAGATATAGTTTTATACCTGATTTTATTGCGTATCCTTCTTACTTCGATAACGCTTAAGTTTTTGTTAGAGGAGATTAAAGATATCTTCTTATCAGAGAGACCTTCCTTCATCCTTTCACACACCCATCTTACTGTACTTTCAGATAGTGAATAATAAAATTTGTTTTCTATAATGTATAAACTTCTTATATTAATATAAGAATCACCACTTTTTATCTTTTTTATGACAGTCTGGGGCACGCCAAAACTGTCTGTTATGTCCTTCACCCTCCACCCCTCTTGTAGTCTTTGGCAGATTAAATGGACTTGGTTAGGGTCTAGGTAGGAGTTAGGGTGATCAGCACCTTTAGGGGATAGTCCTGTACTAAAGGCGTGCCTTTGGTTTTGAGACCTTGTACACCACTCTAGGTTTTCTGAATGATTGTTGTTCTTGTCCCCGTCAATATGGTTGACCACTATTTTGTGATCTGGGGAATCATTAAATACCCAACAATCCGCAACAACTACATGCACGAAGGCTGAGTTGTTTTTGCCATTCTTACGGCAATTAAAGCAGTGGTATGGTGTAGAATTCCCACCACCCCTAAGGTGCACTCTTGCCTTTTTCTCAGTTGACCACAAATAAACAATCCCACATCTAGTGGAACCATACCCTTCGTGCTTATTGCTCATTCTGACTATCTTACCGTCTATAATTTTCTCGTTCATTTATCCTCCTACTGGTGTTCAGAGTTTTCTAAGATTCTTACCTGCTGATTGACTCTATTGTTGACATTATTACTGTCTAGGTTATCACTATCCTAGTTAGTAGTCAACACTTAACAAGTGTTTCCAGCAATTAAAGAGATTTATTTTTCGACATATTACTATGCCGCGAGCCTATATTTAAGCTCTTCAGAATATACCTTACCTTTAGAGGCAATTTGACCTAGTGCGGTTAATACTCTTCCTGTTTCTTGATCATCAAGGTTAAAGACAGCAGCAGACTGTGATACCCCTGTGAAAAGGTCTCTGGTCACTTTACTGTCAATACCTGATAAGGTTGTTGAACCTACAAGCTTAACGTATTCTTTACCTACGCCACCTAATGTGACACCTAACCTTTTAGCTTCTGCTTCTAAGAAGGCAAACTCATCTGCTCCTGCGGCTGTACTGCCTGTAATAGCCTCTAAGCTAGCTTTAAGTGATGATACTTTAGCAGCTACATCACTGATGTATTTAGCACCAGAGAAAGCAATGAAGGGTAGGAATATGTTATTAGCTATGTCCCTGATACCTGTCATTAATGTTCTGGTACGTTGTAAGAAGCCACCTAGTGATCTTTCTTGATTACGTATCGATACTTCTTCCGCTCTATAACGGGCAACAGAAGCATCTCCTGCTACAGCCATTTTAGAACTCATAACTGATTGAAGGTTACTCTGTACTTTTTGCAGCTCAATCAAAGCTTTGTTGTTTTCAATAGAACCTATTTCAGAACTATTTATTCTTTGTTGTACGCCGCTAATTCGCTCTTTAAGGGCTACCTCAGATAATAACAACCTGTTAAGTAGGTCTTGAGATTGTGCCTCAAGAAGGCCTGTATTAGGGCCACGTCTAGGTAAAGCGTTGAGGTATGGCTCACTTAAAGAGAACTTTCTAGCTTCTTCAGAGCCTGGCCTAAAGCTTCCTTTACCATTCTTCTTCTCGTACATTGTCTTAAGGAGCTTTTCTTCATTACTGATAAGCGACTTAAGCTCTCTTATTCTTTTTGAATAAGTAGCTGACTGTTTGATAGCAGCAGATGCGTCATCTTTAGCTAACTCTCTATTAATTTGATGCTCATATTTCTTAAGCTCATTAATAGTTCTGTTATTTTTAGCAACTTCTCTTTGAGATACTAGAAGTTTTTCATATCCAGAGATGAAGTTTTGGTCATCTTTACCAAAAACACCAGTGTTAGCTTTTAATTGAGGCAATGCTCTTGCACCAAATGATCTTTGACTAGGCGCAAGGTTACTTAAACCCTCCTTAATCTGCGCAGCGTGCTCTTTAAGCCTATCTAACGTCCTGTTGTACTGTGACCTATTAATCTCCTGTGCCTTGCCTTGTGACGCATCTCCGAGAGTTTTACTGGCCTTCCTGATAACTTCCTCAAAGATAGCCTTAGAAGGCTCGAAACCTTTAGTGCCAGCCTTGTCTAGTGCTGAGATATCTGCTAATCTTCTGTTAGCTAAAGTAGCCATAGGTTTAGCATTCTCAGCACCCATAATAGGTAAAAGTGACTCAAGCTCTTTGGAGGAGGTTTGTACCCTGCTGACCATGTTTTTGGTAGCTTTAGGGGACAAGTTTTGTGTCCTTAAAAGTTCTATTTGTCCTTGAAGCTTTTTAAAGGACACACCTAACTGTTCTGAAGTGGGTATTAGGCGCCCCTTAAAGTCTTGTGCAAGGTTTAGTGTGCCTTTATCCATCTCAGCCATGACATTTTTAAGATGGTCAGCTTGGTTAAGCATGTTCTCAAGTCTATTAGGCCCAACATCCTTCACCATATTTGTGTGGATGTCGGCAGCTTTTATTAGATCTCCCCTAGTGACCTTATCTTTTACTTTTCTTATTTGACTAGATGTAGCCTCTTTTGCAGTAGCTGTGTTTACTGTCAGGTTGAGTTGTTCTTTTACTTTAGTTAATTGAGATTTTATGCCACTGGTATCAAGAGCTACATGGAGTTTAACGGCTAATTCGTTGCTTGATTCAACAAGAGCCTTCATTGATTTTAGTGCAGTGTCAATGCCAGCCTTGTCTATTTTGATAGATAAAGTGGCAAAGAATTGGGCTATCGCACCGGATAAGTTTTCCATTAGTCTAACCTTTTTTGTTTTGGTGTGCCTCGTAGGCGTGTTCTATATCAAGCGCCTCAATACAATCGTATAAGTCGTTGATTGTCCAATATGTTGATACTTCATGCCATGAGGCCACCTTGGCGAGAACTGGCCTCCACAAGGTTAACTCTAATTGTGATTCTTTAGCAATTTTTTTGCTTACTGGGTGTACTTCAGACTCTGAGCTGGCTACTGAGAATCTTTTTGTTCCAAAAAATCAGAGAAGTTACCTTTGAGTACTTCAAAAACTGCTTTGAACAGTTCTCTGTAGTTAGCACCATAGTGGAGGTCAAAGGAAATAGGCTTGTTATCGATTTTTACATCAGCTAAGATGTCTTTACATAGTTGTCCTAGGTCTTCTTGGTCAAGGCCCATAACAAGCTCTTGAGCGGCATCACGGAGAAGATCTAATCCGAAACCCCTGCCTTCTTGCATAGCAGTTATAATAGCTGGGCCTGCTACTTTAGCGACACGCTTAAGAATGTTAAGCCCTTTAGACGCCGTGTATTGGTTAAAGCTATAGTACTTGCCATCAATATTTACTTCGCACAACTTTATCATTGCCTATCTCCTAAATGTTTAATGTCAGCTTGTATTTTACTATGTTATACAAACTTTGTCAATTTTATTTAATCTATTGTAGTACATTGAAGAAAATGTCAAGGTCTTCTTTTAAGGAATAATCCTTTTCTTCTCCTCCGAACTCCTCAATTATCCCTATCGCTGTCCTTTTAAAGGAAGGGGGCCACACATATTCCTCTCCATAGACTAAAGACCTATCAATCAAACTCTGCACTACCTCTTTCTTTGTTTTTTCTGGCATGTCTTTAACTTCATGGAAAAGTCTAGAAATGCCTATATCACCGAAAGAACAAGGGAATGTTTTTGTTGTTATGAAACCACTAGGAAAATTGTTCAATATCTCAACAGAAGGCCTGAAACCAAAAAGTATTTCAAAAACATCACTGTCCAGTTGTATAAAGAAAGGAACCCTAACCACTGTTATCCCTTGTGACTCTGCTTCTTTGTTCTTCTCTTTGTCTGATTTAGATACTAATGAGTTTTGGTAGTGACTGTCCCCATCAAACTCTATTGCTAATACCTGTTCACCTTTCTTAAACAACATGTCCCATCTCCTCCTGGACTTAGGGCTAACTTTAACCTCCTCCCCAAGGAATGTTATTTCTGGTATTTGTTTTAAGATCCCCAGAAGTTTTGATTGTGTTAAATACCCTTCGTATTCTATTTTAAAAGGAAAAATCATAAACGCCTCTTTGGTGTTAATTTGTAATTGCCCTAGACAAGAAAATTATAAATTGATACAGGTGTGTTGTCAACAAAAAAATAATGCCCACCCTATTACAGGTGAGCATTGAAAGAAACGTCACTAAATGTTGCCCCCGATAAACAGTAACAACATATAGCTTAGTGACGTCAGACTAGAGATGCGATCTCTAGCGGGGTTAACCACACCTTCACCTGTCTCACAGGCCATCCCAAGTGCGGGGACTGCACAGATCACCCTTACCGCCACTGGCTGACCTGTCAAGGCCAGCTCTCTAGGAGATGACCTTTTCAGGTGGTGTGATGTAATGTTGTTGCCAACATATCTGACTCGCATCATTATTTATTATAACTGATTAGAAGAACCAGTGATAGCGAATACATGGTCAACAGTGAATTCCCATGCTCTCGTGCCAAGCTCTTTACCGAACTCAACAGAAGGACGCTTAGAGATCCAGCATTTGTCAGCTGTATATAAGCTGTTACCATTTGCATCTTTGATGATCATAGGTAGAGCGCCTGTTAACCCTTCAAAATCAGCTGCATCAAAAGCATTTAAAATATCGTTAGATATAGAGCTTTGGAGGAGTGTTAAAGTAATAACAGCACTTTCATCTGCTGATCTTGTACGGACAACAGAGCCATCAGCTCCTACCGTTTTCATGAACCTGTCAGAGCCGAATTCGAGACCTAAAAAGGTACCGTCAGCTAAGCCAGTAATCTCAACACCGCCAAAGATAAATTTAATATCTGAAGGGCTGTATTGACGTGTTTTGTCGTATGCCATTTTTTATGCCCCTTAAAGTACAACTGATCCGGCTACATTGATAAAATGTACAGCGCCTGCTAATTTGTATTCAAACTTAACATTGTTTAATGTTCTCGTAGCTTTATCAGCAAATGAGACATCTTTCATGTTAGGTACTATTGTTAAATCTGACTTGCTTCCTGATAGGAAACCAGATGCAATACCCTCTTGACGTTGGCCAAGAACTTCTGCTTGTACAGCAGCCAATCCAGCAGCGGTATAAGGAATTTTAGGTGCGTTAATCAATAGGTTGAACAATCTTTCAGCTAAACGAGCCTTAAACCACATCACTCCTACCGTTACATCCAAAAATTCAGATGATGACGTAACGCCTTCAGATGTAATATTAATATTACGAATGTTGGTGTAGTAGTTACAGTATTTAGCTTTAATGTTGTTGATCTGTGTGGTTGTTAAACTGTCAACAGTGATTCCAGAAAGGGTTTTAAACTTCCAGGTATTTTCACCAGGTTGGTAGCTTAGGTTATAGCCGACAAAAGCTGCTTCAGGGTATTGGCTGTTAGCTACAGCTGAATACATAAGAGCGGTATTGTTGTAAGAGCCATCTTTCAAGGCCCTTGCAATAGATGTAGTATCAACTACAGCTGATTGGTTTTTAATGTTAACATCAGAAGATGATGTAACATATATTCTGTCCATAGACTCAACAACCGTTGCCAACTCAAGTTGGTCAGCTTTGATGTGTGACTTAGCCATAACTACAAAGAAGTCTGAGTTTTCGTCAGCAACAGCAGCTAGTGCATCTGTCAATGTTTCTGTGTACGTGTTTACAATAACAATAGTAGATGTCTCACCAACTATTGAAATAGGTGTAGCAGCAACAGTAGGTGTAATGGTAGCAGTGCCATCAGCAGCAGCATCACTGAACGTAATACCAGCAGTGACAAACCCAGCAGCATTAGCTGTTTCAAAAGCAGCAGCAACAGCAATGGCTGTCATGATGCCAGCAGCAGTATAACTCAGTACAACACCATTAACAGTGACGCTATAAGATGTTCCTGAAACTGCTGCTGAGAAAGTTAACGTAGCAATATCAACAGCCTTTCTGCGGCCAATAGCTAGTTTCGTTGGCTTAAGTTCTTGTCCGAAGAATTTAGTAGCAACAATGTACTCTGCATCTGTTGATGCAAAACCATCTGCTAATACTTCTGCGGCACTTTTATAAGATTTGTATCTTTCGATAAAACGTCTATGATCACCTAGGAACATACCTGTACCGAAGCCTACTTGACTAACGGCAGAAGTTTCCCTAGAGATATTGACTGTAATGACTTGATCTATATCGGCCATTAAATACCTCGATTAATTAATTGTGAAGTTGTTTATGATTGGGTCAGGATCTCCCTGGCCACGTAAGAATTTACCTTCTGTAACACCAAGGTGTTCTATGAAAGATACAAACTCGTTGTTTTTATCCGAAATAAGGAAGGATACTATGAAAAAAGAACTGTCTCGCCAAAGGTTATCCACAAGATAAGGCGCTCTCTCTATACCACCTGAGTGGAGCAGATTGAAACCTTCTTGCAAGTAAAGAAGTCTGATTGTCTCGAAGTTAAGTGCTGTCAAAGTTTCTAATGCTAAACCTACTGAGTTGTCACCAAAGAATGAGAATCTTACATCCCACCTATACCAACCGACCACTTCCCTATTACCTGCATTATCTATTTCACCATTCTGGAGCATTCCATAGGGTGTTAAAGCCCTAGTACTCAAGGTAGCGTAGGGTAGGTCAGGTTGTGGGCTGTTGTGGTGAGAAAGGACGTATTTACTAGGGCCTAGGCTTGTGTTCTGGCCTAAGATAAATAAAAGCTCTTGTAGTGTGGCTGTGTCATTTATCATGATGATATCCTTGCACAGATAGCTTCTGTGTGGTTCTGAACACCCATAGAGAATGTTCCTGCCTTAAACACTTCATATACCCCACCATTCCAAGTGAAGTAATCTGCTTTCTGTTTATTAGGACGACTACCTACTTTTAGAACCGTCGGGGTAAAGATAACAATAACGTCGTCAGCTCTCTCAAGCTCAGGCATCTTTCTTAGAATCTCGAAGTCACATGGCTGTATGTTAGCTTTTATAACAAAAGTAGTAGCTACGGGTTCTTGATATAAACCAAGAACATATGTACCACCAGTGCCAGGTCTTGTAACTGTCAGATTAACAAAACCAACAGAAGTTGGATCAAATGTTGTCATTTCTGTTACCTTTAGTTATTGACTGTTTCAAAATCGACACCTTCCACTAAGAAACCTTCTTCTGTAAGGGCTTTGTTAAACCCTTTCTGTTTGATGGTCGATTTGGTGTTATCTTTGTTTATCATACCTGCACCAAACTTATAATCCTCTATGGCCTTTCTAAGATTGGTTTTAAAGATATACCCAGCTTCTGCATGGCCACTTTCACCTTGTAAAGCCTTAACTGCCATCAACTTAAGTCCACTTTCGATTTGCATCTTATAGTTGTTCTTAAAGTTGCTGAAGAATGGCCTAGGAGGTATTAATACCTCTTCGTTACCATTGTGTAGTATTGAAGCTAATAAAGGGGAAGGGATGTCATGCTCACCGTCATCTTTCAGATAACCTACTTTGATTTTCTTAGCTAACTCTCGTTTTATTGCCTTTAAAGCCTTTGAGTTAACCACCATTTCAATTTTCATAGTAGTCATCTTGACCTATTGAGAACGGGTTTTGAACTTTGTCAGTATTAGCATTCTTAGATTGCATGTCAGAGACAGAGATGCCACCAGCATACATTTTAAGGTTTCTTACACTAAACCCTGAGATCATATCGTCCCTAAGTTGTACAGCAAGCATTTTGTAATGCAAAAACTTACTTTCAGCTTTGACTTTTATTCTTCCTGCCTCCTGATTAACCATTCTTGCATACTTGCCAGCTGCTGATAGGGCAGCATGGTAAGCAGCCTTAGCTGGTGTCCCGTGTTGGGTAAGGAGCCAAGATATTTCTTCATTACTCATAATAGGATCGGCGATGTCTGTGTCACCAATCAGAAACCTAACCGCATCAACGTTAGACGTAGATGGGTCACCTGAATATGACCAAGACATATTTATTTACCTTTCTTTTTAGAGTAATCTTTCTTTTCTTCTAAGACAGGGGCAGATACTTCTTCAGGCTCAACAACCTCTTCAAGTACTTCTTCCTCTTTTACAACTTCAACAACCTTAACTTCAACTTTACAAGCTGTAGCTACTAGGTCATCTTCTGTTCCTACAATACCTTGAGCACAAAGCATTTTTACCCTGGCAACAGCAATTAATGCTAGTTTACCAACAGGCTCTCCTCTTTTGTGTTCATTGTGATCTTGCAACCAAAACAATGGTCGCGTAACTGAATATCCCATTTAATACCTCTCTGGGAAGGGGCTTTCGCCCCTAAACTTAGATTATACTAAAGGACGGATAAAAGTTCCCATTTCAGGAGCGATAACTTTTTGAACGAAAGAAGAATTAATTTCAACTCTTTCTGATTCTAAATGCTCCATACGGAATCTTTTGATAGCAGAGCCTTCAACTCCACCCATACCAGTCCAAGCAAAGCTATAACCAGCGGTAGGCTTTTTGATACCAGCTTTAGGAGCTGCATAACATAACAACATAGAGTCAGAAGCAACAAAGCTGTTAGACTCAGCAGCACCTTGTGCTGACGTGTTGATGATGGCTTCAGAAACCAAAATCTTACCAATACCTAGCATGTTAGCTAAAAGCTGTTTGCTAACTTCAGCAGGTTGAGAAATGGTAGCACCACCAATGATTCTTGACAAGAAGTCATCATTACTTTGAAGAGCATCCCAAACTTTAGCGCCAATTACTAGCGTATTAGGTTTGTAGCCAGCGGTAATTTGTTGTTGGTTACGGATAAGCTCTTTCAAACCTTTAATAGGTGTTGAAGTAGGGCTAGATAGAACGCCACCTAAAGAAGCCGTACCGGTTGTGTCAACGCCCCATACGCCAGTTTTGAAAAAGGTGTCAAACCATTTTTTCTCAGTGAAAAGCATTTGTTGCATAGCTAACCATTCAGCAGCTTCTGCTTGCAAGTTGAATAAGCTATCAGCATTCTCAACTTCAGCATCATTAACGTCTTTGTGTAGGCCGAACTCTTCACAAACGAAGTAGTCGGTATCTAAGTTGTACTCTCCGCCAGCTGATTCAGAACCAGGAGCGCGAGGTTTCATCTCAACTCTGTTCCAATCTTCTCTTTTATATTTATAAAACTTGTCTGATTTCTTGCTTACTTGTACTACTGGGAATACTTGGTTAGCGATAAAACCTTCGCTAGATTGCATAAAAGCAATAGCAATGTTACTTAGTGGTACATCAATGTGTACAGCATTCATATTTGGATTAGGCATGGTTATCTCCTAGATTAGTTGTTAAGCTTTAACAGGGGTGGTTGTATTTTGGTCAGCTAAAAGAACAGTAATATGCTCTCCATCAGCTGCTGCGGCAGAAAGTGCCGTGCCTAAAAATCTTGCACCAGAAGCAGCGCCAGCCGTAGCTAAGCATTTGCCCGTAGCGGCTAAGTAAACAGGTGAGTTAAGTGCAATAACTCCACCAGCGATCATTTTGCTTACGCCTTCAATCCTTACTAATGCAGCTTGGTCAGCTCTTGGTTGTCCTTGAAGAACACCGAAAACTACGTCACCGATTGCAGAAACAACATCAACTTTGCCAGTCGTGCCATTAAGTTTAACTGCTTTGTATAGGTGGTTAGTTCCGCCGTTTAATGGGTCTAAGTTTGCGCTAGAAACAAAAACACCAACATCTTCGCCTTTGTATGAAAACATGTAAAAATACCTCTTATCTAGATTTGTAAGCCTTAGCAACAGCTTGGGGACGTGTTAAAGATTTGTCTGCTTTTTGTAATTCGTTAGCCATAAGGACTATGTTTTTAGGAAGACCGTCTATAAGTTGATCAGAATCACCTTCAGCGGCAGTACCTACTTCTTGGAACATATCTTCACTTTTGCTGATCTTAGAAGCTTTTTCTAAAATTACAGATAGTTGTTGATATTCTTCTGGTGATTTGTCACAAATACTTTTCAACAAATTACCATGCTCTTCTGTGAAACCAAGCGAACCTAAGCTTTTAGCAACTTCTACAAACTGCTTTGAACGTAGTACTTCTTGCTCTTCTTGGAAAAACTTCAAAGACTTTTTAAGATCCTCATTTTCCTTTTTCACGCCATCAATAGCTTTCTCAACTAATTCGTTGATAAACTTTTGACCTTCTTCTGACTTAATGACATCCTCTAAAGGCATTTCATTTTCCTCACTTTTTTCTGTTAAATACATAGTTGCTGGTGTTGGATTGTATTGGGTACTTTCGTTCACACGGTGCGGGGATGGTGATTCAGGTGCACTTTGTCTGACTTGATCAGTCAAGTACGCCAAGAACTTACCTAACTCAACATCGAATCCGTTCTGCTGAGTAACTGGTGCGGCTTGTTGTTGCTGTTCAGGGTTTCCTAGGAGTTGTCCTAATATCCCCATTAAAGTGCTTAGGTTTTTAGTTACCTCTTCAGCATCTTTTTCTTCAACAACCTCAACAGGTTTTTCTTCTTCAGAAGCAGGGGCAGCTTTAAGCATAAGAAATTTATGCCCATTAGCAGCTTTGTCTACTAAGCTTATCTCTGCGCCTTCCTCAGAGAAGTCGAAGTCGAAAAGCCTCTTTCTTGGCTCTGGTCTTGCTATGTCAGTCATACTGTTCTCCTAAATTTTCTGGTCTGGCCCTACAACCTACTGAGAACCCACTAAACATGCCGTTCTTAACCATTTCCCACTCTGTGAGGGGAAGCTTCATTGTTAAAAGCCAGCTGCCTTTTTTAACTACCTTGCCGTTTATGATCTCGTCTGACTTGGCTTGCCAACTCTCTATTACTTGGGACTCGGAGCCTACAGCGTGTTGTAACTTAGTTCTGTTACACAAAGTGTTGAAACTAATCATAGCTTTGTGTATTTCTTCCTCAGAGTATATGTCCCCTTGAAGATCAACTTCTTCCGGTACGAGGACAATGCCAGTAACTTCTCTAAGCTCATCGTTCGATTTACTAATAAACTTACTATCATCTTCAACAATCTCTTTGTCTAAGAAAGACTCAAACATTGCTTTTAGTTTTGCTTTAAAACTCATTAAGTTTTCGCCTCTCCTGTTGGTTTGCCTGATGCAGTTGGGGTAGTAGTAACATTTTTATTATCTTTATTAGCTGCCCCTAAGGGTTTACCACTTCCATCGGTAAGTGGGCCATCTACAAGACTTCTCATGTAGTTCTCTAGTTTAACGTCATATGTGATAACACCAGCTTTAGCTAGGTCGGATATGAACGTTGAGATACCATTAACATCTTGGCTTTCAAGTTCACCGTGTGTTATCCTTGGCAGCTCATCTTGCTTCCAACCATTATACTCACCTAGTTTAGTAACTAGGTTGTTGTTTAATTCATGGACTACAGATTTTAACCACGATTGGATGGCCACTGTAAAAAGCTTAGTCTTATTACTAGAAAGGGCATAAGAACCTTGTGAACCTTGGCCAAGCATGATAAAATCAGCCAGTACTGTTTGCACTATCTGTGTATTATAACGTTGGATAATTGCAGAAGTATCGAACTGTCTTGTCCCGCCTGAACTCATTAGCTGGAAGTCAAAAAGTTTGTTACCATTTTCGTCATAGAGAGCAGGGATCATAACACCTGATTGTTCGTTGTTTTGAACAGAGGTTATTACCTTTTTGAAATATTCTACTGCACTTTTCTCTTCGTCTGTTGCATCTTCTCCTAGCATTTGAGCAGGAACATATATAACAGGCATTCCTGCTAAGTCTCTACTTATGCCTACAGCTTCATAATCTTCTATTTTAGTTTTAAGTTTCCATGCTCTGTAACTATTCCTTAGAATAGAGGTAGAAGCTGGGTTTTCTTTATAGGAATCTGCTTTGAAAAGAAGAAACTTATCTCGCCTTAAAATGTTACGTTTAGCGGTATTAGGGTCTACTTGCTCCACCCACAAAAGGTCACCATACTCATCAAACTTCCAATATTGGATAGTTTCTTGGCCTCTAATTGCAAGTTTTTTAATGCCCACAAGACCGTCATTATATTTAGAGCCTTTTTTACGGCCTTGACGCTTTTTGAGGACTATCTCATGAATGCTGAAACCGTAAACTAGAAAAGACATAATCTCTGAGAGGGTGTCTGCCCAGCTTATATCCATATCATCTAGCATTGTTCTCAATTCATCAGCTTGATTAATATGCCTAGGCTTGTCTGAAAAAGGGGTGACATCCCACTCTATTCCACGTATAAGCATTTTAATAGCAAACAACATTGAGCTGACAGTAGCATCATTAGTGGACATTTGTCTAAAAACTTTAAGAGCTTCACTGTTCCTTAATTCAGGTAGAAACTCTTCCTGAATTATGCCACCAGAGTGGCGCAGGCCAGAAACTCCTATGGGCTTATATAAACTTTTATCCATTTTTCACCCTACAAAATAAATGACCTGCCGGTTTGAGCATACCTAGGCATAGGCTTGGCAGGTACTGTTAATTTAAAACCTTACATTAGATGAGATGCCTAGTCCTTTGAAAGATAAGTCTGGCATTACGAGATTAGGTGCTGAGTACGCTTTACTTAGTAGCTCATTAAAACCACCACTAGCTCCATCCACTTGATCGTCCTTTCCTACGCCATCACCTATAAACCTTTCTAGTTCAGCTAAGAAAGCTTCATTCCATTCCCCACGGCAAACCTTAATTAAGCCATTCTCTGCTGCTGCTGAGAAAGGCAGGAACCGTGTAAGCTTATCTTTAGTAGCACTTCTTACTCTGACTTCAAACCCTTTGAGGTGGTTGACAAGGTAGTGAGCATCTGATGCCCCTGCTTGTCCTGGATCTTTCTCTATTACGACACGAACATTGCCGTAAAGTTTTTTATCCTTTTCAGCTGTTTTTCTGATTTCAGCATGGACTTTCATTGGTTTTGCCCTAAACCTTACCACATCTTTTATGTAGAATGAGCCTGTTTGTTTACCTATACCCATCAAAACACCAGCAGTATAATCTGGGTTTGGGTATGTTTCACTCGGCTCAGAAGAAGCTCTATCCCAGTACCTTACCCATCGGCAAGGTTCATCTGGCATCATTACTAGGTCACACCAAGACCTCTCAAAATAGCTTCCGAAAGTAGCTTGTGCTAGCCAACAGCCGTCTAACAATTTAAGACGGTCTACCCTTGACATGGCCATCAGTGAAGATTCATACCCTGGGTCTTTATCCATCATCTTTTTATTGTCTGACAACTTAGCCGGGATGAAAGTTAAAGACTTAGGTAGGACTCGTTGGCCAGGGAACATCTCAATAAGTTCCTCCGGCTTGTCTGCCCAAAACATCTCTCCTTCTATCCTTACAAACCAACGGATAACGCCAGAACGATAAGGGATAGGGTAACCTGTGTCATCTAACCACCAAGCTATGAGTTTTCTTACCCAACCTTCTTCAGGGTTAGTAGTAGCACGAATGTAGCCAGGGATACCTGTGGTTGACCTGTTCCTTGATAACATATAGAAAAACATACGTTCTGAAAATGTTGTCAACTCATCAAACATGATTAGAGGGGCTTGTGTACCTTTGAACCTCTCCAAATCCTTCTCTAATTCTATAAAAGCAAACTGAGTTTTAGCCCCAGTAGGGAACTTCCAAGTTCTTCTAGTAACAAAAGACTCCCCTTCAAAATGAGGGTAAATATTGTGAGATTCATCCCATAAAGATCCTGGGCCTAGTACCTCATTAGAAGTTCTTCTCAAAATCATTGTGTAAAAATTAGGAATATTAATGTTCCTCAAAGATTCCAAAAGAATTGCAAAAGAGTTGTGGGTCACTATAAAATTTGTGGTTATGAAAAGTCCGTTAGGGTTAGATACAGTTAGGCACTTCCCTTCTCCTATGTGATCAAACTCGATAGAAACTATCGTTCTATACAACCTCCTAGTAGGTTTCCTGTATTTGGAAAGTTTTCTCTTCATCCTAAAAGGAGGGCACTCTACAGGGAGTTTCACATAATGTTTATAAAGTTTTTGGCAATCTCTTTTATGTTTCCTGTTAGGGTTCACCCCAGCTTCCTCTGTAGATACAGAGACCCACCCTCCTAAAGATTGTACTAATTTTACAACCCCTTCAGACAGTTTCTCAGAAACAGTAGTCCATGTTATGTTGGATTCTTTTTCTGCACAAGTGCCGTCTGTGTCAAATATCCCTTGAACCAGTGATAACCTGTCTTTTAATGGGCGGGTAAAAAACTCTTCTGGTATAAACTTACTGTGTGAATAAGTCCCAAACAAACCGCACTTAACCAGATCCTCCCTTAGTTCAGCGTCTTTTTTATCCCTTTTAAACTCTACGTAAGGGCATTTAGACCCAGAGGGTGGGATAATTTCAGTCGAGAACCCTACTTTAGAGGGATATTCTAGGATTTCTTTGTCTGGCTTACAAATACGTATCCTTTTACTCCTAACCATACTCTTATCAGAGAAGCAACCGTCCCCTATAAGAATCCCAAGGAGGTAAGGGTCTATTTTTAGTAGGTTGCTCTTTATTTTGTAGTCTAGGGGTTTTGTGCAAGGTATCAGAGGTTTTATCCCTTTTGACAACCAGTTGTCTTTTATATCTTTAGTGCGCATTACCTCAGCTGACAGTGGGTAGAGGCTAAAAACTGGATCAGGGGTTCCACTTTTAATCAGTTTTATGGCTTTGTTGGTTCTTATGCCTGCCTTCCAAGTGTTCCATAGATGATCTTCACAAGCCTTTACAAATGTGCCATCATTAAATGAAACTTTATAAATATTAACATTTTTATGATGGTGTATTTGAAGAATGTCTTGAGTGTTGCCGTCAGGGTTAAAGATCTTGTCTCCTACTTTTACATCTTGTATCTCAACCTCTCCTGTGGGCGTTTGTACTTTCTCCTTTAAAATCAAGAGCTTACCCGAGCCTGCTGAGCCCCCATAAATGGCAATATCCGCTTTACTTTCTATAAAGGCTGTCTGTGGGCCTGGCTGAGGCTTGAAAATCTTATCTTTATCATCATAAGCATCGTCTCTCATATTTCAAATCTCTTCTTGGTTATCTTCTAAACCATTATAACCTCTATTTTCAGGTTTAACAAGCTCATGACCGTTACTGCCGAGAATAACCATGACCTGAGGCCTATGTGCTTTCTCTTCTACTGTTTCTTCTGTCTCTAGTATAGACACAGGCTTACTGTATAGGTAAGGTAGAAGTTGCTTAGCAGCATCCATTCTCATGAAAAGAGGGATATCCTCTACTTTCGTATCTTTGTTTAGCCTAGAGTTGTTGAAAAATTCTTTATCACCATTAGCTATAGCTAACAGTATCTCCCCTGGGTCTTTCCATCTTGGTTTATTAGCTAAGAATGACTTAAGGGTTTTTTTCTGTATTTTAGCTACCTTAGGTTGGGGTGACTCTGATCTTTCAGTCACCAGAGGTGGTCTTTCTGCCAAAGGCCCACCCCTCTCACCCTCTCGTCTTTTAATACCATAACCGTCAACGATATATTTACCTAGAGAATCTTCACCTCTATAATTAGGCTTCTCTGTATCTGGTAATTCTTTTATCTCGTCGTAGGTCAGTGGCTTAAGTGTCCTACCTTCAAAATTGTTCATAGGGTCATTTTCATAGTGTTTCGTTTAATTCTAACACACACTGTGCAGCAGGGTGATCGCTATGCGTCACAAAGTGATGTCTGTTTTATATGGTCACAGTCTCTTTATATAGTCGACATTAATTGAACAGCATCTAAGTTGTTGTTTATTACTGGACCTAGCAGAAAAAATAAGGGCTTTGTAAGACCTCTCTTAGGTTGAGGGTAAAACTATCATCTACAGGTACTTGAGGTAGTTTTATGTTATATTTATATTCTAAGAAGACCTTAAAATCTTCTAAAAAAGAACTTTCATGGTACATGTCCACAAAAGACTCTCTTATAACCTTCTGTAAAACACCTACATCACTAGGGTGCGTAAAAAAACAATCATGTATAGCACCGAACCCTGACAAACCCTCCCCTTTAGACCTATTAGCAACCATCATTAGATGACAGGCATCTAGGCTGTGGATAATATTAGGGCAAACTGCATTAACTTGTTTACTTGAGTTTATCTTGTCTGAGTCATCATAGATAGTGAGAGATATCCTCCTGTCTCCAAAATCACACTTGACTTCTTTTTTCTCTTTCTTCATACATTTTTGGTGGGATATAAAACCACTAGGAACCTGCCATATTATCCCTTCCTGCATCTTAGATAGGTCTTTTGTACACATTTTAAGGTAATCCATAGCTACCCTTGCACCTTTTATCACCTCTGTGACGGCTTTCCAAAGAAAAGGCGACAACCATAAACTGGCCTTAAAGGTATCTATAAAGGCATCTTTGTTGGTGTCTATTATGTACTCTTCAATATATTGTCTAGATGCGTATTGGGTTAAACTGTAGACAGTTGTCATAACCACCCTCTTAGTAGTACTCCTATTAATCCCTAGTGCCAGCCATTTTTTAGCCTCTTCTGAGTCTTGTATAGCCCCTGAGGCCACCAGCTCTTCTAGTTTTTTGACAAGTACATTAGCCACTTCTTGATATATATCTTGGGGTTTATTTGACGGCAGGATGTTAACATACCTAGCCCCTACAGGGTCTTTTAACATAGCGCTGTAATGTTGCAAACCAGAACAAGTTGCATCCACCCCAATAGGCAGCCCTGTTTTGTACCCATAACCAAACTTGCAATACCCTGCCCACTCTTTACAAAACGCTAGAAACTGAAAAGGGTCTTTAGCTTTGTGCCAAAAAGTAGAGGCCATAGGTTCTCTGTACGCGAAAAGAATAGCCATCTCATTATCTTTTACCCATCTCTCCCTGTCTTCATATGACTCTTTATCCACCCCGAAACAGTTTGCACCATGGACTGCTAACCATTTAACACCCTCCTCATTTTTGAGGGCTTTCTCTTCTGAAAACAACAACATAGCCCTTACATAGTCTAGACTGTGAAGATTAAAAATAACAGGAACAGGATATATTCTCCCCCTATAATCTAGGTTGTGGGGGAAATAGAAGTCTCCCTCGTTAAGGAGTTTACCGCAAACCTCTTTAATGATCTTTATGTTGAACATCTTTGATTGGTATCTTTGTTTCTCCTTCCTGATGTGCCCATTAACAGTCATCCACTTCTTAAGAACACCTCTTTGTTCCTCTGTCATCTTATCTTTAGTTAGTTTTTTTGGTAGAGGATAAGAGTATAAAGTAAGAGGCTTGCAAGCTGGGAGGTTTTTGACTTTCAATCCCTTTCTCACTGCTTTTGTGAACGCGTCATAAATAAAACTGTTTATTCTGTAAGGTACTGATTGTATGTAGTTGACTGAATCATAGACATCTGGCATTGCTTCATAACTATAAACACTCTCATATGCTTCAGAACTCCTTTTTCTTACTAGTGTTGCTTTTTTAGATAAGTCACTCGATAGGTACCCACCCTCTTTACTTGTTGTCCAAGTTTTAGGAGGAACAGACATAGGGCTATACCTCCCCAATATAAGAGAAATACATTTTTTTATGGTTTTAAAACTACTACAACTTTTAAATTGTACCATGTAAATTGCCGTACCTGTAGCCATATCCTTCTCAAGTTCAAAAAGTCCTGGTGAAGAAACTGAAAGAGAGTGAAGCAAAGTTACACCTAGTCCTATTTTATTGAATTTAGTTATTTTTTTACCAAAATAGTCCTGTATGTTATTGCCTATCTCCCCCGATAAGATTGTTAAGAGTATCCTCTCTTGTATCGCACTTTTTATTGTCGCGTTAAGAACACAAACAGATATGGCAAAAGGATCAAACCCCTCTTTAAGTAAGGTGTAAAATAAGGTCTTCCTTCCTGCCCCTCCTCTTTTATCTTCTGCCTCAAACCTATCCTGTATCACTAAAGACAGTGGCCAAACTAATTCCCTGACATAAGAATGTAACCACCCTTCCTCTCCGTTGAGAGTTTCTAGAGCTACTTCCTTAAGTTTAGATACACCTAAATCGAGTATCTCTTTCTCAGCAATTATTTGTTTTTCGATTGGCGACATACTGTTTCCTAAGTGAAATCGACATTTTCCTGGGAATCAAAGAAGCTACTGAAGCCATAATCACTAGGGAATATTCCATAACCTAGTGATAGTTCCGTTAACACTAATATTGTAGCGACAAAAGCTTTCTGTGAAGGCTCTTTAAACTTCTCAAACTTACAAAGAGAATCTGTCAGCTTATCACAATCCTCTTTGAATTCTGAATAAATACTCGAAAGTTCTTCCCTATTTAGGAGTTCTTTAGGAAAAGTTTTCTCATACCACATGAACATTAACAAGTCCTCAAGCCTCATACCTACCTTATTACCGTAGTTCCTGAAGACATATTGGATGAACAGTTTAAAAGTACTTTTGTCTTTAGTTTTCAATCTAACAACATTCTGTGACATTCGGGTAGCCTTTTAAAACATTTTAAGTAGGTTATATCTATGTTATTTTGCAGTTTATCCACATCGCTAACCCTGCACAGGAAAGCATCGTGTATTGAAAGTACCACAACCTTTTGCTCAATACAAGTATTAACTACGTCAATACAAAAATCAGACTCTTTCTTAATGTAGGACAATCCTTCACCCTTCATCATTATCCCTTTAAGTCCCTTCTCTTCTAAGTGGTTAACACACTTGGTGAAGAGCTCTCCCTTTTTAAATCCGTTAACTGCTCCTAACCCTGCTATAGCCCTCTTAGCCCTGATTTCTGTCTGAGAGTAAAACATTATTATCATAGCCTTTTTAGCTACATCTCTTTTTACACCAAAATCGTAAGGATCTCTATCTAATTCTATACCATTAAGATGACAAGCTATTGACAATGTACAAGCTTTCAAGTCAATTTCTGCCAGGCCTTCTCCTCCTATTGTAATCCTTTTCCTTGTCTCTTTAGGTAGGTTAGTCCACTTCCCATATAGCCTTCCTCCGTGATCTTCATCTCCATTAAAAATCCGATAGATAGGTGATACAGTAAGTGGCAGTCCATCTAGTAGAACATTGTTACTTATCAGGAAGTCCTCGTATTTGTTAAGAAAAACCTGAGACATGAAAGTGTTGTCATTGTATTCCTTAAACATGTCCTCTTTGTTCTTGTCCCTAATAAATACACGCCTAGTTCCTTTATCTTGTTTAGCCGTAGCTAGTTCCTCTTTGTAACTCTTAAGAAAAGAAGGAACAAGGACTATTTGTGAATTTTGTACATTACCTTTGAAGCTATAACCTTTCTTATAGTTTATAACCTCCCTTTTCACTAAGTAATTAACAACTTTCCTGAGCACAAAAGATGAGTATTGTTGTCCTTTTAACGTCACACCAGAGGAAATTGAAATACCGAAAGGTTCTGGATAGTGGTATAGGCCATTGGAAATTAACAAAAGGATAAGGTCAGTTATTCTCCTGACTTTTCTACTATTATTGCTTGGTTTCTTACAAAAACCCTCAGAAAAAGATCGAGATAAATAAAAAACATCATCGTTACCGTAAAACGCCATGATATTAAGGTTTGCCCTATTTTCCTTTTTAGAGATCTTCAAACCCGCACCTCCTGAATATTAAGTGACAACTAACCCTAACAAAAAGTAGGGTTAGTGTTGACCATCAACCTTCGCAAGACTCACATCTAGGAACAGGCCTAACCTTATCACTTGGGTGTAGGTAGTATAAACTGTGTATATTGTCATTAGACCAAGCGTATGAGTGTACATCAGACATATATTTCTGATCATTACAATTGAACAGGTTTATAGATTGCATTTGATCAATATAGGGTTGCCTAGCTGATGCGTGTCTTATTATCTGCATTTGATCAATTTCAAATCCTGTTTTGAATACACTCCTTTCATGGTCTGATAGCCAATCCAAATGCTGGACACTTCCATCATGCTCAACAATGTCATCAAGAATAGGTTGCTGTCCTTTACCTTTACTTTTAAGTAGGTGTAACAATATTGGGTTGACCCTGTTCACAGTGCCACCTGCCATAGCTTGAGTGTAGGCATTACTGAATACCGGCTCTATCCCCTGAGACACACCTCCTTGTATTAAGCTTGTGCTTAAAGTAGGGGCGACTGCACAGAGTGCATAATTATATCTCCCAGGTGTATCTACTGCTGAGAGTCCTGTACTTTGATATATTCCACGACTTACCATTTCACCTGCTGACTGTATTTTTTGAAACAGTTGCTTATTGAGTTTTTCTTGTTCTGAAAACGGTATAGACTTAGATTGTAAGTAGGTATGGTAACCTAACACCCCCATACCAACAGCACGGTACTCTTTCGCAAATTTCAATGTACGGGCAAGTTCAAGGTTATCCCTCCAACCTGCTTTGGTGGCCATATCAGTAAACAGTTCATTTATTGCGTTAAGCATAATAAAAGAGTCATGTAGAAACATGTCATCTTTAGACCACTCATCATATTTAGCTATGTTTATACTGCTCAATACACAAGTGTAGCTTAAATCTTGACGTGATGGCAAACCCACTTCGGTACACAAATTTGAAGCCCTGAACCTATCTTTACGACCCCAACCCTCCCATCTTTTATTTATCACATCACGCTTAACTAGATACCCTGTCCCAGTTTCAAACCTTATCTTCATCCACATCTTCAAACGCCTGTGTGCTTCTGGGTCACCTTTAGATACTAGTTTAGAGAAACTTTCTGTACGTGTAAATCCTGCATTAACAGCTTTAGGGTTGTGGAGTATGTATTGGCAGAACTCGTCGAAATCGCCATGCTCAAATGTGATATATCCTGCCCATGCACCTGACCTATTTTTACCTTGGCTAACATTTTGTACAGTTTGAGTCATAAGTTCTACAACAGGCATGACCCCTGCTGCACTTAGGCCATTACTTGTTGTTGTACCTCTAGGTCTTATTGCAGATAAATCACTGCTGGTACCAAAGCCTGACTTAGTTAGCTCAGCTATCTCTTTAGAGGAGCTGTAAAATCCATTAATACTGTCAGGGATTAAGTTGCCAGTACAACTTACTGGCATACCCTTATTATTTTTACCAATACTTGTCAGGGCAGGTGTAGGTAGTGAATACCAGCCCTTCCAAAGAATGTCAAAAACACGTTGTTCAGTAATAGGTAGTATTGAATATTTTTTTTGAGAAAGGACAGAGGCAATGCTTTTAAGCCTATCCTTGAGTGTCTCGTCTTTATCAATATAGTTCTTGTTGCAGAGTAATTGATAACCTGCCGTACTTACCCAATCAGGCACTGTCCCTCTTTTTTGACCTGACTTACGTTGTTCTGAAAATCCTTCATAATCCATAACCTTAAACCTCTATTAATCCACTAAAATCAAAACCCTCTAATGGGAACCCTTTTCTGTATTTAGGTAAACCATCAAAGAAATCGGTGTGAGTTATCCCTTTTGTCTCACTATCAAACCATCTTCCTATTTTTGTCTTACCTACATCATACATTGACGGCATACGTAACTGCTTAAGACAATAATTCACACGCTCTCTGACCCACAGTTGAACATCAAGTTTCGTTAACCCACAAAAATCACCTTTTTCAAAAATCAATTCAATAATATGATCCTCGTGCTTGACTAATCTTTTTATAACGTGTGGTAACATCTCTTCGCACTCTATTTTATCCTTTTTTGGCAGATTTCCGTATTTCAATGTGGTTAGGTATAACCATGCACCTCCTGCGCTGTGCAATGTTTCATCACGTTCACTCAGGTTTATGCCGTTAGCTATTGCCCCCATTTTATTGTATCCATTTGCCCTAAATGATTTTAACACAGCAAAACTACTGTACAAAACAGCACCTTCGATAAGACTGAATGTTGCTAAACTCAATAATAGGTTCTCCCCACTAGCTGCCCTATCAACCTCTTGCATGTGCTCTGAAAGAACAGGGTCTTTTAAGTAGTCATTATAAAAAGACGCATCATTAACATATAACACTTCATTTATCTTATTATAAAAAGGTGCATGGGATACATTTTCTACAAAACCGTTAATTGTGGCCATACGTTTTATTTCTATCGGTGAAAACGTATTCAAAACACGCCCTAACCAATAATCATTCCCTGCACGTACCTCGTAATGAGTGAAAGTTTTTAAAACAGTGAGAAGTGCATGCTTCTCTGCTATCGTTGTCTGTGTAAGTAATGTGTGCCTATCCTGTTCTACCAACATCTCATCTGCACGCCACAGAAAATCTAACTGTTGTTTTTCAAAAGCTAGGGCAGGGGCCAGTTCTGGGGTATAAATGTATGCCCCGCCGTAATTCTCTTTAAATAAGTCCATCTGAACTCCTGAAAACTAAAAAACCGTTAATGTCACTAGATTGCCATCTTTCACTACAAAATTAGATGGGTCTGATTTCTCGACTACTGTCCAGCTCCCATATCTGTCACCTGTTAAATCTACTAACCTTGTCACTTGTACTCTCCTTCCTGATACATCATCCTTACAAAAGATTTACAAAAACCACTGCGCACGATATCCTCAACTTCAAATTGGACTACCCCTATCTCATCTAATCCATATTTTTCTTGCATTCTTATCAACCAGGCTAATCCACTATCATTTTTTGACCCTAAATCGCACTGGAACACGACATCTCCTGTTAGTACCAATTGGCAATTGTATCCTATTCTAGTACAAATAGCTTTCATTGTATCTTGGTTGTTATTCTGGGCTTCGTCAGCTATGACTACACAATCGTTATATGAAGCGCCACGTAAAAATTCTGTTGGTACCATTTCAATTTGCTTATTATCAAGCGCATATTGATATTGTGACTTCCCTAAGCAGTTCTCTAAGACTGTTAAAATAGGGGCACAAACTGGGGCCATCTTCTCGTTTAAGCTGCCCCCTAGGAACCCAATAGTTCCTGTGGTTCCTAGGTAAGGTCTTGTAACTATTATCTTTTCTATTTCATGATTAGCTAGTTTTTCAGCAGCATGGATAGCTGCCACCATGCTTTTCCCTGTCCCGGCCACACCTATTGCCATAACAACATCTTTAGTGTTTAAGAGTTTTATATACTCAGCCTGCTTACTGTTAAGTGCCTTTAGCCTAAAGTTAACCTTTTTACTCTCATTTTTTTCTGTCTTCTCTTGGTACTTGCTGCTTCTACTTCTCTTCATTTGTACCTTCCTCTTTAACTAAGCCTGACTTTTTCATTAAGTTAATAAATGCCTGACTAAAAGTGATGTTTTCTGTTTCAGCTATGTACTCTATACAGCGGAAACTTTCCATATCTATGTCAAGAGAGCAAAGTCCTTCCGTGTATGGGACTCCATCTTCGTTCTGAAAAATTAAAGTCATTTTCTCTTCATTTTCTGTCATACTGTTTACCCTAGTTAAATTAAATCAGTCCCACCAGCTCAAGATCCCGTAGTGTCTCTCTCCAACTCTCTTCTCTTTCTGTCCAGACGTCATAGGAAGCATTATATGGAACATTACCCGCATATCAGCCACCATAAAGTCATTATAATAGGCGTTAAGTTCTTTCTGCATAGTATAATAGTCACCCGTCATCTCTTTGTGTTCAGTACTGTACAGAACAACCTTCTTACCTGTCGAATTTAGATGCACCTCTCGCTTCATGTTTTCAAAAATGTCTATTTGGCGCCCAGGGAAGTGTTTGTTTATCTCCTCATAAGCCATGACATTATGGTTGTTGTTTATCAGTCGTCCTAGGCACTCTGAAACCAGTTTCATTTGGTCTGCATATACCTGTGAGTCTACATGTCTGTCATTCTCTCTGATATTGCTTTCCATCCTATCTAACTTGAACTTCATTAACTTAAGGAAGAAGGAGTAGTCATAGTCAAAATCTTTCCAAGCAAATTTGGCGTAGTCCCAGGATGTCTTAATCCTGCCACGCGCACCACCTAAGTTATCTTGGTACCAGTTAAGCATGCTGTAATAAGTTTTAGGCCTCAGAGCGTCTTTAATGGCCTCTATTTTATTTTCTACAGCGAAAACAAGGGCATCGTGTTTGTAGGAAAACAGATTCCAGCGTAAAATGATTTTTTTAGGGACTATTTTCAGTAGTAATTTTTTCCACTTAGGACAAAACATGTAGTCATCATCATCATAAAAATTCATAAGTTATTTTCCTATTAGTAAAGTCTTCTTTGCTCTCGTAACCGCTGTATAAAGCCAACGTGCCTTATCTAGGGCTGTTTCACCTATCGGCTCTTCTATCAAAACCACATTATCATACTCACTACCTTGTGACTTGTGGCATGTCAATGCGTACCCATAGTCTACAACCACCCTGTGAGCCTCTCTAGCCATGTTAAACTTCTTATCTGACATATGAGACTCCTTAGCCAAATCTACCCCATAAAACGCATGTGTATCTACCGTCAATGTCCTCGGCTTGTCACTCTGGTCATCCAAATATTGGACTTCAATTAGGTAATCTACCTTGCTTTCTCTGCCAACGCTGGTTATCACACCCATATCACCATTGACTAAACCTGTCTCTCTGTTATTCTTGGTAATAATGACCCTCTCGCCATCTTCTAGTATATTTTTGAATCTTTTCTTGTTTCTTACAATGTCATTAATCCTTTTTCTGGTGCTGTTCATCCCACACAACACTACATCAGCCTCAACAAGGGTCTTAGGAAGCAAAGCTAGGCCTTTAGTTACTTTTTTGAGGTTATCCCCTACCTTTCCATAGGGAACACTGTTACCTGCCTTTACACGCTGCGAGAGTAGGTATATTTCGTTTGTCTCAGCAAACCTGTGTAATTTGCTTAGTGTAAAATTAGCATGTTCCATATGATTGGTGGAGCTTCCTACAGGAGGGAGCTGAAAAGGGTCTCCTACGTAAATAACTTTAGGCCCTAGTGACTCTAGGTCTCTTTGTATGTCTTCACTAACCATAGATGCCTCATCTACCACAATAAGGTCACAAGAGTCTTCCATATCATTTTTAAGGGTGTAGTCTATCCTTCTCCTGTAGGTATTAACAACAGGAATATAAATTGTACTGTGGATGGTGCTTGCTAATACCCCTTTACTTCTAAGTACAGCCGCACTCTTTCCTGTTGGCCCCATGTACAAAACCCGTACATCCAGGTGTGTACTTAAATAGGCTGTTAGAGTGCTCTTTCCGCACCCCGCGAAGCCAGAAAGTTTAAAAGGATCCATACTTTTAGATTTGTACCAAGAGGAAATAGCTTCTAGGGCTTTAAGCTGATCTTCTGAGAAAAGTTTCAATGACATTTAAGTTTGTCCTCTTTGGTGTAAGCTCTGTATTATAGTCGACATTAATTGTTTTCTGTTTAATTGAATGTTAACACCTTGATTATAGCTTGTCAACAGGGGGTCTGGTAAAGTAACCTACTATGACACTTCCACCAGCTGGGAAGCCTTGGTTTATATGGGCTCGAATTAATGTCGACTATAATACAGAGGATGACCTCTTTGAGATTGTATTGTCTCATTTATCTGTAAAAGGCTCAAACCTAAACACACCAAATCTAACGTGTCTAAACTTATCCTAGTAATAGGAACAGAAAGTCTACTGTGAAAACTAACTTCTTTCTTCTTCTACCAAACACACCTATATATGGAATTCATTTGCAATGGAACAGGTGGTTTGGGTCTTCTTCTTTGTTTGCATCCCCTAAGGCGCACCCATAAGAGAGGTAAGGTCCGAACCGTGCGTAGTAACTCACACTGATACATATCAGGTTAAGGTAATTGTTAACAAATTAATGGATAATGTAAAGTATTTAGTAGACAGGAAGGGTACGAGTGAAGAAGGTTATGTTTGGCGAGCGTTAGCGAGACAAACATAACCTGATGAGCGAGGTAGAGTGAGGGTTTATTACCAATTAAGGTTGATACAAGTTGATACAGGCTCACCTCTAGTGAGGCTTACAGCTAGATATATAGCTTCTGCTGTTTTGATAGTGTCACTATAGTTCATAGTTGAAGGGAAAGTAACCTCTATCACATTACCGTCCATCATTGTAACGTTTATTAGGAACCCGTTAGTAAAAACCTCACTAACTTGTGTAGGGTCTATACTACAACCACCCAGGATTATCATACTTCTTCTCCTGCATCATAGGGCTCATAAATTTCCAGTTTAGATTGAATCCTATCAAACTCCTTGAGAAACATCAACACTTCACCAAAAGTAAAGGTCATCTCGTGTTCCAGTATTGAGAAGTCAGGGATAGCCTTGTTAAGTAAGATCAGTTCCTTTCTGACCTTACTTATAAAACTTAAATTGTTAATATCTCTCATTATACTTTCTCACCAGGGTGGCCTGACGGCTCGTATAGTTTGGCTACCTCTTCATCACCAAGCATGTAGTCAAAGAGGTTTCCTATGTCCTCTTCTACTTCTTGCTCTACAACATCTTGTATCTCACATAACATAGCATCTAACTCATCTAGACGCATCTGTAAAGCCTCTTTTTGGCTTCCTTCTAAGTCTCCCCTCTCCTTAGCCCTATCTACCTTCTCAGCCACCTTCTTGAGTGCCACAAACGCTTCTAGCATGAGAATATCTAGCTCAAATAATACTGTCATGTCCCTTTCCCCAATAAAATTAATACTTCTTTCTCTACTATGTTAGATAACCACTCGAAAGAGCCGTTATTTGACAATTTACTATCAACTAGACAGTTTATCAGAGGATATTCAGATCTATGCTGATCTTTGCTTTCAAGGGAAGCCCTTTCAACTGAAAATATTTTACCTCCTAAGTCCTTGATTCTTAAGGCTTCTGAGTTAAACCTCACATCAGGGATAAGGATAAAATCATACCCTACTTCATTCTCCCAGTGATCCATTTTATACTCGTTCAACAATGTATCTACCCAAAAATCTTCATTAATCTTTTCTCTGAAGAATTCTGTGCCTAATTGCTGTAACACCCACCTAGGTGTGTAGTTGGTCCCTTCTACTACTTCATCCTTCTTGCTGCTATTGACCATATCGTCATCCCAATTGAAGGCGAACTTGACGATGTCTTTAAGTTTATCAGCAAAGTGAACAATCAATACCTTTTTACCTTTGGCCATGAGGAACTCTCTCATTAACCGTGCTGTTAGGTCCTTACCAGCTTGAGCTTTTCCTGAAATACCGACTATCTTCATAAATACCCTCCGTTAATCAAAAAATAGGCACCTACAATGGTGATTAAGGGCATTACAAGTGTTAACACCCAGATGAGTGTGCAAATGTTACAAATACGCTTATTTTTCATTTTAGACCCCTTTATGGCTGTTTATCATCGAAACCTATCTAAATTAGGTGTTTTAAAGTGTATACCCTTCAAAGTCTTCCCTGTTTCAGTGTTTTTTATAACCCAAACACCCTTTTCCACCTCAATACTGTGTGATTTTACTCCTTTTTCATCATAAAACTTGATACTAGCTGCTATATCCTCTTCATTATAACACAATTTACTCAAATTACTATCAAATATCTCTTGGTTTAGGTCATCTCCATCTACACCTAGTGCCATTAACATGTTGTTTACGCACACCGTGATATCTCCTAGTGCATCAATTACTTCCTTTCTGTCACGCTTCTCAAGAGCCTCTACTAGCTCATTTTGCTCTTCTGCTATTAAGTTGGCACATAAGATGGTGTAGGGGTGATTAAGGGCTAATTTAGCTACTGTAGGGTTACCTATAGCCTTGTTCCATTCTTTGGTTAGTTGATAAGCTGTTTTAGACATAATGACTGAGCCTTTGATCACCATTGACCAGTGTGTACTGCAAGAAGAAGCGGTAAGAAGCTTTAAATAGAGAACTGGATAGCATACTACTATCAAAAGTATGAACTTTAAGTGTTTTCCTTTTTAGGTCCAGTATCTCAAGTGTGTATCGATGCTTGCCAGTGAACAAATATGCTTTATATTTGCCTGATGTGTAAGCTCTGAGGATTCTGGTGTAAGACATAGTATCTCCTTTGTTTAATGTGAAGATATAATGTCTTTTATGGGAGGAGATGTCAAGAAGGTTTACAATTTGTTACAAAATAAATGATGTTTTGTGTACTTTATACAATGATGTATGTCACAAGTCAGTTATGTTTATTCTAAAACCTACAGTAGTAGCTACCATAGGGATGTAGCTTACGTCCATTTGTATCAGTCCTTTACCCAAGGTAACACTAGGGGCTATAATAGGCACAACAGGGATACTGTATCCTGTTACTGCTACGTAATTCAGTTTAAATTGGGCAAACGGCATCGAGTTTGGTGTATATTTTTGTGAATAACCAACAAACCATGACGGATCATTATAAGAATTTGTGTAATACCCGACAGAGTAGTTATTCCTCTCAAATCCTACTAGGCCATGTGTTTGATTGTAAAGGTTACCTTGTTTATGATGTCGTGACCATTGGCCTAGTAACAAATAGTCCTCTGTTGAATCTTCTGCGTAAGCAGTAGTAGATGAAAGTAGTAAACATAATAATAGCTTCTTACTCATAAACTAAATCCTTTCAATTTAGCAAGTTGAATTAAGATACTAGCCTGATCCTCTGCATCATCTAACGCATTGTGAGCTGCTCTATCACCTCTACGTTCTTTCATAAGAACATCAAACTCAGGGTAGATCAACCTTATCGACCTTAAGCACCTAATGTTGCCGTAGTGCCAGGGTTTGTTAAGTGAGAGACTCTCGTAGGCGTTCTCTAATACCCCTATATCAAACAAAACACCGTTCGCCCATACTGACCCACCACTTTTCTTTATGAAGGCAGAAAGGGCTATCAGAGACGCTTCTAGTGAGTGTACCTTTTGCTTAGCAGTGAACACTTCCCTGGCTGCATCGCTTTGTTTCATCCACCAGACCACAGTCTGTATAGACACTTCCCTGTCTTCTTGTCCTTTGTGACAAACTGTATAGTGTCTGTGTAACACTGTTTCTTGATTGAATAATACAGCACCGATGCTGACGATGAATGCATCATTTGTCGTCGCTAATGTCTCTATATCAACCATCACTGATGTTGGTAGGTTGCTGTCTACGATAGTTGGTATTTCTGATTTCATGTTAATCTCCCCCTGTAATTATATCCACTACGTGACGGAAAATATTAGTATGTGCCATATACCTCCCACCTTCCACATAGTCCATAGCAACCTCACCGCAGTGTGGGCAATGGTGTCCTGTTACGTTTGGTACAGTAGACTCTAACCCCTTGTATCTGTAAGTGACATTTTCTGTAGTGTCACCTTCACTTTTTACGCCGCACACACCGCATGTTTTAATCATAATCATAAATCTCCTGTATCTTTTTTGCATATTTATCAGTTAAAGACAGCTTGCAAAGGGCTCTGTTAATATCACTTGCTAGGCTATTGAGAATATCTTTGCACTCTCCTATCTCTCTATCATAAATAGTTTGGAAGCTGTCTATTTCATCTAAAGGAATAGTAACTGCCGTTAGTGTCAGTTCTGTGTCGTTGCCCAAACACCACACCTCAACATATAAACGAACAAAGTCCCAATCATCCCAGTAGCAGATAGAGGAATGCACACTGACCATCCCACAATCAATGTCATCAATTGTGTAGGAAGGGCACTCTCTACAAAAAGAAACACAAGTTCCATTATGGAGCACATTCAAGTTGCCGTCTTTAAATTCTAATTTAATCACAAACCCAACCCTCCGATAATAGGTATAACGATACTTAACAACCACGTAACATATTTAAGGAACAACACAACTAGGATGGTACCTATGGCTATATAAAAAAGTGGAACTAAAATGAACCATAATATGGCGCTAATCCATAATAATAATTTGTTCATACATCTATCCTCCCATCTCTTGTGAAACTCTCCATCATATGTACTACATGTTTGTACAGTGTGCCCAGGTAAGGAAACCTCTCACAAAACTCTTTACCGCCACCTAGGTTAAGGTCTAACCTCAACCTATCGGAGTTTATAGTAATGTCAATATGCACAGTTACGTAGTGGGTATAAGTCAACCTACCTCCAATAAATGTAAACTCTGTTGTATAATCATTCATGGCTATTCTTTTTAGAATGTCTTGGTAGACTTCCTCTCTTGGAAGACGGCCTGAAAACTCTTCATCTTTAAAGGGTGTCATGGTTATATGGCCTCTCTAGCCCAGTAGGGTGTATCTCTATTTTTCCACTTAAACATTCTACTCTTCTCACCAATGTAGTATAGCTGGTAGGATCTGACAGGGCAAGCTGTTTTGTACTGATCTGGCATCACCAATGGTGGGTATGTAAAGGGTAGTCCAGGGAGCTTATCTCTACAAGCAGCTATATGGTGAATATAATCCTTCCACTTAGTCTCACAAGCATGAACCTTGCCGTACCTGTAGGTGTATTCATCACATAAGGCTAGGAACAGGTTCTCTAAGTAATTAAGGTTAGCTGCTGACTCCCTAACCCATTTAGCGCAAGGGTGGTTGATGTGCGTAGGCTTGTAAGGCGCTTCGATGCCTGTTAAGTGCAAGGTAGTGGAGATGAGTTGAAGCGACTCTAGTATTTGTTTGATTAAGTGTTTATTATTATGATACTTAGCACAAAGCTCTATGTTGTGGTCTAGGTAGAAAATGTTCAATTACTCGTACCTCACAATTGTAATTATCATTAGGAAACCTCTTATGTTTTCTGGTAGTCCTCATCATACAACGACAGTTACTCACAGTCAACATTATTTTTAGTAAAATAAATATTGCTAAAAATATTAGGATAGGTATCATAGACACTGACGTATATAGGTCGGTGATACTAGGTGTAGCAGACAAAGGTAACCAAATAGGAGAAGAGTATGTGGCATAATCAAGAAGTGATGGTGGGTTGGAAGGAAATAATGACTAGAGAAGAGTTCGAGAAGAATCAAATAACTTTGATCTGGAAGAATCAACCAGTTGTAAAGGTTGAGCAGGTCTCTGAACCCACATTAACAAGTGGAAGTATATGTTTAACAAGTGAATTACAATACTGTGGTAGGGGTATTATCCTACGTAATGGCCGTGATACCTTCCAAGATGTAATTTGTGAGGGCTATTTAGGTGAAAGCAAAGAAACTACTGTAGTTGAAGAAACAGTTACTCAAGCAGAGCCGTTTAGGTTTGATACAACCGGAACCAGAGAAAAAATTATAAAGTTTGAAAATAAAGTAAAAGGTATGGGTTATAAGTATAACGACGAAGCATCTGTTACCAAGGATCAGAACTCTATCAAACCTATTGATGCTTTTATTTATACTAAAAAAGATGTCACCTACCCTTTTACCAGTGATTATTGTTTAGTGCGAGATATCGGTACTAATATATTAACCGCTACACACAGCTGGGACACAAAGACGGTTAGTATCGATTTAGAAAACTTCATTAGTAATGGCCTACGTCCAGACGGGTCGGTTATTGGGCAAGAACCTGTAATTTTTGCCTAGCTAATTTTATATTAAACTCCTTACAGGAGTCATCACCTGAGAGGTGTGGCCGCCTAGGTGTAAGACGTATACTTGGGGCTAGTAGGTAGGAAAATTTTAAATAGAGAGGATGGGCATTGGCACCTAACCATAACCAACCTATAGGAGGGCACATCCCTTCTGGCACACCCTACCACCCCATAATGGCACCTAGCCATACTAGTGGTAGGGCACCCATAAAATTTTTAGAGAGAGGCTTAATGTGGAGAGTGAGGGGATAGTTTGGTCTAGAGGGTATTTCATATTTGAGGATGGCAGGGTGTATACGACAGTGGAAGGGTGCCCTACAAAAAGGAAACCTAAGTTCATGAAGCCGTATAAATGCCCTGTAAAGACAGGACTAAGAAAAAATAAACCCAGTGAGAAAGAGGTAAGGTGCATAAAAGAATACTCAGTGGACTATCAGTTATCTGTTAACGAACTGGCGATGTTGTTTGATGTGTCCTCCACTACCATTCAACATCACCGCAGGGTAATGAAGGTGACTGAAAGGCCTGTACTGATTCCCCTACTAACCTCCAGCCATATAGGGCATACCCTAGTACCCACTACCACTAGTACCCTACTAGTACCCTACTAGTACCCTACTAGTACCCTACTAGTACCCTACTAGGTGTGGCAGTGCTTAGTAAAACACCTCCTACCTTCCCAGCCTCTCCCTTATAATCTCTACGTTAGCCCTACAAAACCTCCTACAATAGCCTTAAACAAGGTTTAAACTGTTTACCTATATCAACCTATGCCTAAGCCTACAACATGCCTTAAAACGCTTTATACAGAGTCTGTCTACTTTTGTTATGTTAACTGTGAGAATCAATCACTTAACGTGAACATAGACCCTTGTTACAGTTCTTACCACCAGTAATACTTATTACTGGTTATATTAAAAAGCTAAATTGTTGATTGTTAGATGCTGCTATCACACTTTAATGATGTTGTCAATAGTGTTATT